AAATTAATTGTAAGATTACTAAAAACCATTGTATTCCGAGAGAATTTCCGTATCGTAAATTTACGTACTATGCAATCTTCGGTGAAGGTATCGAACAAATTCTTAGTACGCTCGATGAACTTATCGATATGGGTATCATTCATAAAGCTGGTGCTTGGATGCAACAACTCGACCCAGAAACTGGAGAAATTATCGATAAGTGGAATGGTCGTAATGCCTTTAGAGAAGACATGAAAGCTAATCCTGACAAACTTGAAAAACTTAAATCTTTAGTTCACGGTACCTTCGAAACTCTTAGTGAAAAAGAAGTTATCGAAATTAAAGAACAAGAAAAATTAGCCGAAGAAGCAGAGGAAGCTGCTAATGGCTAATTGTTTATTCGGAGAAGAATGGTATACATGTCTTACTGTTACGGGAAATAAATGTACAGAATGTATTAAACATGACTCTGAATTAAATAAGAAAAAATTAAAACAAACTAAATTTAAAGCCCGTCCGGATAAACGGATGGGTTCTAAATTTGAATTAAAGAATCATAATGCTAACGAAGCTTTAGTTAATGACGTCGTTAATAGAATGACTCCTAATAGTGGAGCTGGTAAGATTAAGGGCGACCAAGAAATTAAGGGTATTATTAACGTTAGCGAAGAATTAAAAACTCAAGTAGCTGAAAAAGCTCGCGGAAAGAAAACATTTACGATCCATAAAGAATGGCTCGATAAATTAAAGCGAGAATCTCAGGATCGAGAATTTTACTACTTAAAGTTTTGTTTTCACGAAAGTGAAGACGATGTATTTGTCGTCGTCGATCAAGAAATCATTATGTCAATGATAAAAACTATGATTGAAGACCGGAGAAAGGCTAATAATGCTGATCATTTAATACGATTAGCTAATCTCGAACGAGATAAAGCTATAGCCGAAAACAATTTGTTGAGAGCCGAGAAGGCATTATTGGAGGAAAAATTAAATGACCCTTCTAAATGAAGCTCGTAGTAAACATGCCGAACGTATCTGGAACGAATATTTAGAAAATTATAAACAATATCCAGTGCCAGAATACGTAAAGCAAGACTTACTGCTTCCTATCAATTCTGAACCTGAAAAGCGTAGCGATATTTTAATTATTAAAGATCCGTATCCAGAAAGTACATCTGTATTTGGCAAAGATCATGTATACGCTTCAGTGTTTAAAGTATTAAATAAGAATATTCCGATTAAAGGCAATACCGTAATCGATTGTTTGCCATATACTCCGTTCGTTACGATTGGAGATAAAATTAAATATCGTGCCCCAAATCTTGAAGAGCAAAAGATTGCACGACAATATTTATATGAACTAATCGATTGCGTTAACCCTAAGTTAATTATCTTATTCGGAAATATTTCTTTACATATGTTTAAAGAAGATAGTACTATCTTAAAAGATAGAGGTACGGCTTTTACTAGTATGGGTCATTTATTCTTCCCAATGTATAGTGTTAACTATATTAAAAAATTGGAAGGAGAGATGAAGAAAGAAGCCGAATCTATTCTAATTAAAGATATCGAAACGTGTAGTGCACTATATAAAGAAATTATGGAGGAAAAATAATGCCATTAGATAAAGATTTTGATTTATTTGACGAAATCGAAAATGAAGAAGTACCTGGTCTAGATACTGAACTTAAAGAAGAATCTAAATCAGATCTTATTACAGATGAAGATACTGTTACTATTAAAGAAGAAGTAACAGAAGAAATTAACGAAGAATCTGTTAAGGAAGATGAAGTTGTCGAAAACAACGAAGACAAAGAAGAACCTACTATAGAACCTATTAAGAAAATTAAAACGACAGGCGAAACATTCAATCGTATTAGTGACTTTATTATAAATCCAGTAGCTGACGATGAATGGGAACGTTTTAAAAATGATACCCTAATTAAGATGTCTGGTATTCAAATTAAAGAAAATATTCCGCCTAACGTTATTCTTCACGTAGCAGCTGACTTAGATTCTATGTATAGTTCTATCTATGATAAATACATGGAAACTAAAACTGGCTTAGAAAATCTTACGAATAAAGAAGACGGTATTTTAGCCGTTATTAAAGCAACGAATGCTAAAGGCTCTAACGAAACAGAACGCAAAGCTAATGGTGTTGCTGCGGCTGAAAAATATAAAATCGACAAAACGACTGTTAACCTATTTCATTTGATTGCTGAAACACGTAGTCGTTTGAATTTCTTGCAAGGAATTATCGATCAAGTTCGTTTTAAGAAAGATTTATTAGTGACAGCATCTGCTGCAATTAAAGTGCTAAATAAGTAGACAAATAGCTTCTTTTATGATATTATAATTGTATAAACAATGTAAGTATTTTAAAAGGAGCTTTTCTATGCTAACACTTAAAGAAATTTTTCAAACAAGAAATATTACTCAAGACTTTTTTAAGTCTAATAAGTATGTAAATCAAGGCGCATCATATTTAAGTATCGATGACGTTACTATGATTCTTAACGAGTTGTTTAACGGCAACTGGTCTTTTGAAGTAGTACGTACTTGGTCAGAAACATATTTAGCTTATAATCAAGAAAAATCTGATAGTAAATTAGAAGACACATATTTCTATGCCCACGGTCGTTTAACTATTAATACATTAAACGAAGACGGATCTCCTTTACAAATTATTAAAGAAGATATTGGCAGTAATTGTGTTCGTAAATCTGATAAAAATAACCGTATGGATTATTCAAGTGGATATAAATCTGCTGTAAGTAGTGCTTTAAAAGGCTGTGCTGCTAATCTAAATATAGCTGTATTTAAAGATGATAATTTCGATAATATTAAAGAATTTATCAATAAGAAAAAACTTAAAGCATATAAAGCTCAGGATGGTAAACGTTTTAGTGATATCGTTACTAAGTTTGCAGAAAATAATAATATTAGTCCAAAAGAAGCTTTAAGTGATCGCAAATTCTTAAATATGTTGGTATTATACATCGAAAGAGAAAGTGTGGAATAATGATTATCTCAGATCCAGAGGATAAAGTATATTTTAAATGTCCTCGATGCGGGAATCGACGATTCGAAAAGGTCGAGTTATTTGAGTTCAAAATGTTCCCACGACAAAATGAATATACTGCATTAAAAGATGCGGATGTTTATCGTTGTCATAACTGTAAACATGTCGTAACGAAAGATCAAGTCCGTTAAGGGCTTGGTCTTTTTTTATTAGTATAGGAGAGAAAATGTTAATTAATTTGTACGATTATCGAATTAACATTAGAACGGCTGGCCCGTCGATGCACGATAACTTACGAAGTGAATTATACTTCGCCGGTTGTCAACGTGCTATGGACGGTACTCCATGTAAAGGTTGTTTTAACTATGATCTATGGCAAAGTGATACAGGTAGTATGATCGATCACAAATTAATAGTTCGTAAATTAAACGATATGGGATCTGTTAAAAGTGTTACGATTGTCGGTGGTGAACCTACCGATCAGATCGATGGCTTAGTTGAATTATGTAAAGAACTAAAAGCCAACGGTTATCATATTATTGTAATCACATGGAAATCATTAGAAGATATTTGGAAATTCGACGATGTCGATAAATATATCGAGTTATTTTATAACATCGATATGTTAGTCGATGGTGTATATGATGAACACCAACGTATCTATGATGATACAGAAACAGTTCCGTTATATAGTTTTGTCGGTAGTTCTAATCAATTGATTCATGACTTTAGTAAGTATACTAAAGACAATAATATTTTTAAATCATATCGCATCACAAAAGATATTATCGATATGAAAATTCGTGAAGATGGAGGGGCTGAATTTGTCCGACGTAATTAATATTAAAGAAACGTTAATTAGCACATCATTAATTTTAGATCAAGATAAAAAAGACTTTTCTATCAAATATGATTTGACTATCGATGAAGATGATGCTGTATTAAATTTTACAATTACAAATGCTGATAAAAAAGAAACGATCAGCGAACATTTAGATTGGGACGACGACGTTATCCCGATGTTAAGTAAATGTATTAAAGGTAAATGTGCATTAACAGATCTAAAACAATATAAAGATTATGTTAACACATTAGTTGCCGAAAAATTTTTATTAGATTTTCTTAATGGCTTTGTCGATACTCTCGAAGTATTCTACAACGAAGTATGCAAAATTAGTAATCGAACTATTGCTGCTAAGCTTAATAGTGGTTTTACAGGTGCCATTAAGACTATCGATATCTTTGTTTCTCAAATGAATGAATATCTCGAAGAAGATAGAAAAATTAGTTTGGGTGCTTAATATTTAATAAATAAAGGAATTGAAAATGGATAATCTTAAATTAATTAACATGGGTAAGGGTAATGGTTATCGCCCTGTCGTATGGATTAAATCTTTTGAACGTGAACGTGCGATGTCTTATGTATTTAATCTTATCGACGAAGATAACCGTAATTTAGGTTCTTCCGATTTAGAAGATTGTTTCGCAGAAACAGAATCTAAAAAAGTATTAGTTTTGTCTCCTGAAAGATTTTTGGGAGAGTTTAATCTTAATTCTTTGAAAAACAAAAAAGAACGTTCTTTCGATTATAACGAAGATATTAAAACGATCGATACTCTTAAGAACAAACAACAGATTCGTAATGCATTAATGGCATTAGAAGCGTTAAAAGAAAACGAATTAAAAGGCTTACCTGCATTATTTATCGAACCAAACTTGTTGTTTACTAATGAAACCTATTTGTATTTATTTAGCAATATGATTAATTTTAAAGCAGATGGTTCTGCTATTTATGTCGTATCAACAGTAAGTCCTAATGAAAAAATTAAGAACTTATGCTACGAAGTAGATCTCGATGCACTTACATTAAAAGAAATTAAACGTTACTTAAATAAATATGAATGTGAAGATATCGACAAATGTGCCGAAGCTTTATTAGGTCTTACGTATATTCAAATGTTACAAACTATTGAATATGTAGCTAAAGGTAAAACTATTAATGAAGCTGATATTCATAAATTTAAATCTGAAAACTTCGATACGAGTATGCTCGAAGTAAGTCATCCTACTATGTCTGTCGACGATATGGGTGGCTATAAAGAATTTAAAGATTATGTAAAAACATTACCGATGTTCTACACAAAAGAAGCACGTGAAAAGCATATTAAATCTCCTAAAGGTTTTATTGCATTCGGTGTGCCAGGTTGTTCTAAAACTGTATCGGCTAGTATTATTGCGAATACATTAAATGTTCCGCTTGTTAATATTAACTTAAGTAAAATTATGCAAGGCTTTGTCGGTGCTTCTGAAGCTAATATGGAACAAGCACTTAATCAAGTAAAACAACTTAAATACTGTGTTCTTTTACTTGACGAAGCGGAAAAACTTTTTGGCGGTTATTATTGTGCATAGCCGCGTCATTATCAACAGATTCAGAAGATAATGACTAGTTTTGGGGAAAAAATCTGGAAGGCTAAGTTGTATTAATATACAATATGCTAATCAGAGGTGAAGGCTTAATAAAATTAAGTCAGCCGCAACGCGTAGTAGGTGAAAAGATATAATCCTACCAAGAGGCCCCAACCCTATGAATCTTTTATAAAGGTGAAAAGGTACGCTAAACTGGATCGGAATAAACCGATTGATGAAAATGAAGGAAACTTCCAGAGCTGTATGTAAAAATATACAGGATAATAACATATGTATGCAAGTTCTAATAGTACAGATGGAGGTACTTTGTCTCGTGTTATGAGTCGTTTGTTAACATTCTTACATGAGAATGAAAATACACTTACTATCTTTACCAGCAATGATATTACAAAATTACCTCCAGAATTATTACGTGCTGGACGTATTGATAGCCAATGGTATTTCCCAGTTCCTAATAAAAAAGAAGCTAAGGAAATCTTAGATATCTATTTAGCAAAATATGATATTAAAGTAACGCCAGCTATGATGCGTCATTTAACTAAAGGTATCGATAAATTTACTGGTGCCGAAATCGAACAAACCGTAATTAATTTACAACGTGTATTGTTCTTAAATCAAACAGAAACGTTAACTAAGAAATTAATCGAAGAAGCATTAAGTACTATCGTACCAGTAACACGTAGTTCTACCGATGCGATTCGTATGCTCGAAGAACATGCTCGTCGCTTTGCCGTATATGCATCTAAACCAGAAACTGATCTTATTGATGATAATGAAGATGAAGATTATTCTGTGTTTCAAGACGACGAAGAAGACGAAGCAGTAAGTATGTTTAAATAAGGAATTAGATTAATAGATGGCAATTATTAAGTTTAATGCTAATGCAAATGCTAAAAAAGAATCTAATTCTGAAAAAGCTAAAGCATTAGCAAAACAATTAAATGAAAAAGCTGATAAGAAATTGAAGGAGGAGGCACAGATTCTCATTCGAGATATCAATGTCTGTCTTCAATCTCTTCAAGCTTTCGAAGCATTAACAGAAGATGTATTTCCCGTAAGTGAAGTATTAGCCGATACATTATCGACTATTACACGAGTTATTATTGACTCTAAAGGAAATACGTTCTATAATGATGTTAAGGCAGTCGAACTTCGTCAAAAGGCGAAAAAGGGCTATATTAAACGGACTTTCCCTAAAGAATATAAGTTCGTTAAAGAAAATATTTAGGTAATATATAGTTGTAATCTTGCAACTATTTTTACAATATATGTACATATTTTATTTTAAAACAGGAGGACAATTATAATGTCTAAATACGTACGTCAACAAATCGAAACTTTATCTGATGTGGATCAAAATGTATTCATGCAAATGATGCAAGACGATCGTTTTGAAAAAGGCTTTACAGTCGACTTCGACGATAAACGCCTTGCTGACAATTATTACGGTGTAACAGTGCCAAAAGATCAACGTGATGTTGATTGCACTGTTCGTATCGACGGCAAAACTCAAGTCGGTCTTGTATTCAAAGAAGACGGTAAACTTGAAATCCGTGGTGATTTCTGGGGCACTAATATGTCTTTGAAAACTTTGTCTGAACAATTGGGTATGTTATATCAAGCATATAACTTTGCTTATCAATTGGACGCTATGAACTTCATGGGTCAAATTGAACAAACTCAAGACTATATCGAACTTACTTATACTCGATAATATAAATAATAAGGGGTCGTTTTCGGCCCCTTCTATTTATTTTTTTAGTTAATCAGAAAAGGAATAGTTAAAAATGCAAGAAATTAAAATTCGTATTACAAAAGACGGTCAAGTTACATATGAAACTCAAGGTTTCCAAGGTCAATCTTGTGAACAAATTGTTCAACAAGTAATGGTATCTAATGGTAAAGTCGAAGAAGATACTAATAAACCAGAATACTATGATAGTGTACCTGAGTTTATTAATAACATTGGCCAATAATAAATAAGAAAAATAAGCCGGCAGTTAATTCTGCTGGCTTTTATATATTTAATGATTTAGGCGTATAGCCTGTTCTTAGTTTTTATATTTAAATATGAAAGGAGAGGCTATATGTCTAAGTTATTAGAAGGTTTAAATGAACAACAATTACCTGTAGCAAAACGCGTTAACGGAAAATTCATCGTTAACGCGTCAGCCTGGCTCGGGTAAGACTTTTGTGATTGTTACCAGAACTGCTTATATGATCGAACAAGGTATCGATCCTGCTAATATTTTAATGTTTACTTTCACTCGTAAAGCAGCACTTGAAATGAAAGAGCGTATGATTGCTAAAATCGGTGCGATTGCTAAACCAGTTACAGTTTGCACATATCATTCTTTCAGTTCTATGCTGCTAAGAAAATTTTCCTATCTTATCGGATATGAAAATAACTTCACAGTATGTGATGCTGATGAGAGCGAAAAAATTATTAAAGATATTTGTGGTTCCAATATTAAATTAAAAGATGTTGCGATCACTATGATCGGTCAATGGAAAACTCAAGGTTTAACCTATACTGAAGCTAAACAAGATAAAGAAATCCAAGCTAATTTTACATTGGCTGCCGATGTATATGAAAAATACCAACGCAAATTAGAATCCGAAAATATGATGGATTTTAATGACTTAACTATGTTAGCTGCTCGTATTTTGAATAACTATACAGAAGTACAGCAATACGTTTGGAATAAATATAAATACGTTATAGTCGATGAAGCCCAAGATAGCGCGGTTTCTAACTGGTATTTCATTAATAAGATTGCTGAAGGTAATGAAAACTTATGCATGGTTATGGATAACAATCAAAGTATTTATGCATTCCGTGGTGCTCAAATTGATTTCATCTGTAAACAAATTGTCGATGGTGGTTTCGATCAATATGTGTTAGAACAAAATTATCGTTCTACTAGCAATATTGTTAATGCAAGTAATGCTGTTGTCGATAATAATCCAGCTATTATTAAAAAAGAAGCTTTTAGTAAACAAGATGCTGGTACTAAAATTTACGTTAAACAAGTTAATGATCAAACTGCTGAATCTGAATATGTCGTAAGAAGTATTCATGCTGCTATTAAAGGTGGTCTTAACTATAAAGATATTTGTATTTTAGCTAGAACTAAACGTCAGTTTGAAATTTTTGAAAAAACATTTTTAAAATGTGCAATTCCTTATACCCTAGTAAGTGGTTTACCATTCTGTAATCGTAAAGAAATTAAAGATATTCTAGCTGTATTAAGATTGCTGTTAAATAATAAAGATGAAGAGGCGTTAAAACGTATCATTAATATTCCTAAATGTGGTATTGGCGATGCTTCTTTTAATAAATTAATGTTAGAATGTGGTGAATCTAGCGTTATTGAAAAAGCTAAGAAAAATGTAATGCTATTAAAAGGCAAAGCTAAAAAAGGCGCCGAAACATTCTTGAAAAAATTTGATAAAGTTATTAAATTTGCTCAAGAAAATGTCGAACCAGCATTGATCATCGAATATTATTTAAATGAATTTGATTATAAGAATTATTTAATCGAATCCTATCGCTCTGAAGAAGACAAAGAAAAAAATGACGAAGACAAAACTCAAAACGAAGCTTGGACTCGTCAAAAGAATGTCGATGAATTAATTCGTATTGCAGAAGAATATGATTGTGTAAGTGATCTATTAGAATCGACATTAGGCTTTGACGAAGAGTCTGTCGAAGACGAAGAACGTGATGCCGTGAGTTTAATGACTATTCATGCTTCTAAAGGTCTTGAATTCGACATGGTATTTATCGTTGGCGGTAATGAAGGATTATTTCCTCATCAAAACTCTTTAAACGACATTGCTCAGATTCAAGAAGAACGTCGTTTATGGTACGTAGCTATGACGCGTGCTAAGAGCATCTTAAGTATTTCTTACTTTAATTTGTTCAAACAATTTGGTCAAACTAAAGTATTAAAAGGTAGTCGCTTCATCGAAGAGATTCCGTCTGAATTTAAAAAAGAAAGTTTAATGGAATCTAAAAAAGTTAAAGTTGAGAATATTGATAATTTATTTTAATTTTAAGCGTAATATATTAGTACGGTTAAGATTTAAATAAAAGGATATTCTCTATGCAATTCTTAAAATTATTATTCGAAACGCTGAAAGAATTTTACACTAAACATAAAATAGCTTGCTGGGTTATATTAGCAATTATTATTATGATAGTAACTAATTTATTTCAGTATTTTGTCGATCAAAAAAAATATGAGGATTTTGATCGCAAACATCATGTAACTAGCTATAGCCTTGAAGATCAAAAGAATATGTCTTATAATGACAAACTTACTTTTGATAATATGCGGAGAGGGCTAATAAATGAAAGAAGCGCTCCGGTTGTTCAAGAAGTAGTTAGAACTCAATATGTATATGGTCAAGAACCTCAAACTGTATTTAAAGAAGTCCAATACGTTGCTCGTGGCGGTGAATCTAATATCATTAGTCAAAAGACACAAGAAGCGATTCGCGGCAAAGCCGACGAAACTAAAATTATCGAAGAAGAAAAAAGTGTCGACGTATATAAGATTAATCACGAGAAAAATTTTAAAGTAAAAGTCGGAGCTACTTATCTAGATGGCAAAGGTTATATGAACTATGGAGTTCAATATAAACGTGTCGAAGGTATTGTTCATACTAAAGATATGAATCCAGGTCATATTAATGGCGGTACAGTAATGTGGACGGCATATCAACGATGATGTGTCAGAAACTAATAAGCCCTAATGAATTATTAAATCAGTATATTAAAGAAACTGGCATGACAACAAAAGAATGGGCTAATATATTAGACGTACCTTATAGAAAATTAAAACTAATAAGAATCGGCGCAGAGGATGTCGATCTTACATTACTAACCAAATTAAGTATGGCTACTAAAACATCATATCGTACATGGAGCGATTGCTTTTGGGCATATAAAGCTTATGTCTATAGTCAAGCAATACTAGATAAACTTCCGACAAAACTTAAGAAAACTATTAATAAATTAATAGGATATGAATAGACGGTCTCATTGAGGCCGTCTTTTTTTTATTGCAATAAAGGAATAAAAATGAGAGACTTAATTATTATGCGTGGCTGTCCTGGCTGTGGTAAAAGCACAGCTATCAAAGAATCTGGTCTTAAAGACTATGTATTAAGTCCAGACGATATTCGACTAATGCTACGTGCTCCAGAAGTCAACGAAGATGGTGAATATCGCATTAGCCAACAAGATAATGCATTAGTATTTGAAATATTGGATACGATGTTAGTTAATCGTATGAAAAATGGTTCACCAACTATTATCGATGCGACTCATTGTAGTTCTGGTAAATGGCATACGAAACAAATTAATCGATATCGTGATCTTGCTAAAGAATATAAATATCGATTATTCTATTGGGAACCAGAACGTGAAAATGTCGAAATATATGTCGAACGAAACAAATATCGTGACGAATTAAATAGAGTTCCTGAAAATGTAATTCGTAATATGTATCATAATTGGGAAACGATTAATTTACCTAAAGATTTTACTAAGCTAGATAAATTAAGGTTTCGTGATGACTTTAATAATCTGATAAAAGATACAGCCACTACATACGATCAAGTAATTGTTGTTGGCGATATTCATGGCTGCAACACAGCATTACAAGAATTAATTAGTAAATACGATATTAAAGACGAAAAGAATCTATATGTCTTAGTCGGCGATTATTTTGATCGTGGTATCGAAAATTTAGAAGTATTAGATACTTTATTTGACGTTGCCGAACAAAAAAATGTTGTCTTACTGGAAGGCAATCATGAAGCTCATTGGGCCGACTGGGCATTCGATCGAGATGAAGATCGTGACGACAACGGTATGATTCGTTTTAAAGAAACGACATTAAAGCAATGGCAAACAAAATATACGAGTGAAAAAGATCTTAAGAAACAATTAAGAATTTTATATCGTAAAATGTTGCCAGCTTATTTCTTTAGATATGGTCATCAAGATTATATCGTAACGCATGCTGGATTAGGCTGTTTGCCAAAACAAAATATGGCAGCATGGCAATATATTAATGGTCATGGTGGTTATGAATTCGAAGTATCTCAAGCTTATGAATCTCGTGCTAATTTTAATGGATATCCAATTCAAGTATTCGGTCATCGCCGAGCATTAACTTCTAAACATTCAATTGCTTTAGAAGGTCAAGTTGAATTCGGTGGATTCTTAAAATATCTTGTAGTTAATAAAGATGGTTATGAAGTCTATCAAATTAAAAACGAAGTATATAACAAAGATTATTTGAAGACTGAAAATGAATTATCTAAATATTTTAAAGGCACGTATATTGCAACATTAGATGAAGAAGTTAATGCTATTGCTAATAGTCGTCATATTATTGCTAAAAAATTACCTGATAATTTAATGAGCTTAAACTTTAATAAAAGTACATTTTATCATGCTATATGGAATGACCTAACAGTTAAAGCTAGAGGTTTGTTTGTCGATCAAACTACAGGAGCTGTTAAGGCGAGGAGTTATAATAAATTCTTTAACTTTGGCGAACGTGGCGACGAACAAGAAGAATTTAATAATTTAGCGTATCCTGTTCATATTTCTCGAAAAGAAAATGGTTTCTTAGGCATTATTTCATGGGACGAAGAACATCAAAAAATTATCTTTGCAAGTAAGTCAACAACACAAGGTAATTTTGCTCCGATGATCAGAGATATCTGGGATCGATGCTTAGAACATAACCGAGATTTGGTTATTAATCTATGTAAAAAATATAATGCAAGTGCTGTATTTGAAGTATGTCATCCTGGTGACAATACACATATGATTGATTATGAAGGCAAAAAACATTTATTCTTATTAGATTTTATCCAGAATCAGTTACATCTTAACGGTGTTAATATCGATATTGAATTTTCGGATAAGCTTTGTAAAGAATTCATCGATAATTATAAACCTGAAAAAGATAGTCTTATGGCTTGTGCCTTAAATATTAAAGCTAATTGTCGTGAACAGTTAGAACATTATATTAAAAATATTTTTATGGCAGAGCCAAATACAGAAGGATATGTTATTACTGATGCAACCGGTAAGATGTACAAACAAAAATTTCCTTATTACTTAATTTGGAAACGTCGTCGATATTATTTAGATTGTATTAGAAGTGGCAAAGAATTGCCAGAAACTGATTTACAAGATGATCTAGACTTTATTAATTTTATTAAAGATAAAAACTTTAATACGATTATCGAAGCTAGAAAGGCATATATGGAAAGGAATAATCATGCCTAATTGGTTAGAAGGTGTCGTTAAATTTCGTGGTAAACATAACGATATTAAAAAATTCTTAGAAGAAGAATTAATCGAAGTCGATATGGATTTCACACAAGATCCACCAGTATCCATTATTAGTAATAATGTTACGACTGATGAATATGGCGACATTCAAGGTATTAGTGTTAGTAATACTTGGTTTAAAACATTTAAACGAGCTTATATTAGTGAAATGTGGTCTTATTCTATTTATGAAGATGATGGTAGCAAAGATAAAATCTTTTGTGCTAATGTAAAAAGTGCGTGGAATTTAAATATTGAAGAAGTATTAGAAGTGGCCAAATTATATCATATCGATATTAAAGGTCATATGTTTGAATCTGGTATGTGCTTCGAACGAGATTTCGAAGTTGATCGTAATGGCAATATTCTTAAAGATGAGGATATTGAACATAATAATTATACTTGGGATTCTATTAATCCATTAATAGGTGGTTAATATGGAAAATGTAGAAATTACTATTAATGATGACGGCACTAGAACAATACATATGTATTATGCCGTCATTCAAAAAAAGGGCCAAGATTGGTCATATTGTGAAATCAATTTTGGTATTAGTAATAAAGATATTCCAGATGGCTCTTTAGAAAAAATTAATACTATGTATATGAATTTCTTTTTCGAAGAATTAAAATTCTATGATGCTAGACTATGTACTAAAGAAGAATATTTAACTTCCTGTGATAAAACTAAATATGATTGTCAGCACTGGGAAATAAAGTAATGGAAGTCTATTACGACACTAAGCTGAGAAAGAAATGGATTAAAATCCTCGATACGTTTATATATAAATATAGTAATAGCTGTAATTTAGATATTCTTATATGTGAAACTAATAAGAAAGATATATATGGTGAAGCTATATTTGATAATAAATCAGCATTAATTAAAATTAATTTTAATGCTGACGATATCGAGGATACATTCATTCATGAATTAGCTCATTGTATTAGTCAAGAACGATCCCATAAGTTAATATGGCGTCGTTGTTATCGTAAGCTAAAAGGAATTAGTAATGAATAATGTTTCAGAACTTTTTACAGGATGCTTAGCAATTCTTTTTTTCGCCTCTTTATTTTTATTATTTTATACATTTACATTAGATAAAGATGAAGTTATTTTTAAGTATTTAAATAAAACTTTTTTAGTTTTATCAATAATTCCAGCTATCTTTTTAATATTAGTTGCAATATATTTATTAATATTTGCAATGGTTAAAACAACTATGTTTTTATTGTAGGAGGTGTATATGGGCAATAGAGCAGTTATTACATGGAAAGAAGATCCTAGTATTCACGATGATAAATCATTAGGTATTTATGTTCACTGGAATGGTGGCCTCGATAGCGTAACAGCATTCTTAGAATACTGTAAACGTTCTGGATTTAGAGAACCTGATTATGATGATTATGGATATGCTCGATTAGTTCAAGTTATTTGTAATTATTTGTCTGATCGTGACGGATTAAGTGTCGGCATCGACACATTAGATAAGCTTGATTTAGAAGGAGACAATGGTACCTATATCTGTAAAGGTTGGGATATTGTCGATCGTAAATATTCTCCGAGCAAAAATATTGAATTCTGTGATCGAAATTATATCGAGAATATGATCGAAGCAATCGATGAATCGATGCCAGAAGGCATGAAAATTTTAAAGTAGGTGAATATATGAAAGGCTATGAAACGATTTCATATCCAGAAGTTAAAGCAGATTTAGAAGCAGGTAAATGTAAAATAATTGAAAATTTTTATGTCTATCCTGACAAAATTGTTAATCCGACTGATCATTATGGATTTCGTATTGTTAAAGGTACATACGACAAAATTAGAGGTTATGTCGTAACGACTCCTAGAAGTTTGGCTAGGCATTCTGTATCACATTTAAAAGCAAGAGCATTTTTAGTTGACGATACAAAAGAAAAGTTTTTCGTATCTTTTAAAGATGGTAATCCAGCTAATAATGATTTAGATAATTTAGAGGTGCGATATATTAAAAAGAAATTCTGTAAACATTGTGGTAAGAAAATGAAATACGATGCTTTACATGAATATTGTTTAGATTGTCGTATGGAACATACAGAATTTAGTAAAACTAATGATCGCGAATTAGAACGACGCAAAGATCTATTAAAAGATATCGATATCGAAGCTCTTGAAAAAAAACAAAAAGAGCGTGCCAAACTATATCTTGAAGGTTGGACGCTTCATGCAATTGCTAAAAAACTCAATGTAACACGTCAAGCAGTCGATCAATCGATTAAAAATATCGCTAAAAATAACAAAGAAGCAAAACGTATGCAACGTAAACTTACTAAAGTTAATAAAGAAATTCAATTATTAAATTCTAAGATTGAAAAGTATCGACAAAAGATTGATCGATGTCAAGAAGAAATAAATGTAAAACAAGTTTACTATAATTCTTTATTAGAAAAAACAGTTTAGCTGTTGACTAATAAATAGTAATAGTGTATATTAATTGTAGATTAAATAAATAATTTGTTTTTAAGAGGTAATTAACTATGAATAAAAAAGAACTTGCTACTAAACTTGTAGAAAAAGAATTAGTATCTACTAAAACAGCTGCAGAAGCTATCGTAAACGAAGTATTTGCTACTATCGTCGAAGAAGTTAAAAAAGGCGAAAAAGTCGCAATTGCTGGTTTCGGCTCCTTTGAAAAAGGTGAACGTGCCGCTCGTGAAGGCCATAACCCTGCGACTGGCGAAAAAATTCACATTGCAGCATCTCATACTTTTAAATTTAAAGTATCTAAAACAGTTAAAGATGCATTGAATGCATAATTAAATAATTAGCGGTATCGAAAGATACCGCTTTTTTAATGGAGTAATAATATGTATGATTTTGTATTAACGTTTACTAAAATCAGATACGCTAAAGAATTCGAAGAACGACTTAAAGCTTCTGAATATAGTAAATATTTTAATGGCTATGATGATGTCGCTTCGATTTTATTGAGCGGCGAAGCAGTCGATATTAAAGATTTTTGGAACACTATAATTAAAATCATCGATGAATGTGTCGACAGTATCGAAACATTAGATCAAGATAGTCGAGAATTTTATAGTTTAACATTTTAATATTATTTAATATAAAAGGAGTATTCTATTATGAATAACAAAATTTTATTAACTGGTTTGATTATGGCATCTCTTATTGGTAGTACAGCAATGGCCGCTGGCATTAACAACACTGTAACTGGTAGTTTTGGTTCTGAAGCTTTTGGTAAAGATAATACCGTAACAGCAACGTCTGCATTTGCTGTTGGCTTTGAAAATGAAGTATCTGGTGCCAATAGTATTGCATATGGTCACAACAATAAAGCAACAGGTGTAAACAGCATTGCAGGTGGCGAAAGTTCCGAGGCGAAAGGCTACGGAAGCGTAGCTATTGGTTCATCTGCTCAAGCATTGTCTGAGTACTCCTATGCTATTGGTTCTCAGGCACGAACTAATGGAACTAATACTGTTGCTATTGGCAATGGGGCATATGCAAGTAATAATAATGCATTGGCTGTTGGTGCTGGTACTAAAGCAAATGGTAAGGATTCCATTGCTGTTGGTTCATATGTTCAGTCTCATTCTAATAACAATGTAGCTATTGGCACAGAAGTTACTATTAATAGTAGTAAAAGTGTTGGTATCGGTAATGGTATTACTACTAATCAAAGCGAATCTGTTGCAGTAGGCAACGGAGTAGTTAATACCAGCAATAATAGCATTGGCATTGGCAACGGTGTTACTGCAAACACTAATGCTGTTGCTATTGGCAACGGGGCTGGCGCAAACAACATCAATACTATTGCTATCGGTAATGGAGTTAAAGCCAACAGTACTACCTCTGTAGCTATTGGTTATGGTCTTACTACAGATGGAAATGATTCTGTTAATATCGGGAATATTAACAGAGGTGCTACAAAAGACTCTGTTTTAATTGGTGCTTTTAACAATGTTAACCATTCTGATCATTTAGAAGATCCAGAAGGCGACGTATTAATTGGTAATACAAATACTGTACAAGATGGTTACTATGCTACTGTTTTAGGTAAAGATAACAAAATCGATAATGCCAATTATGCAGTAGCAATCGGTCACAAAGCATCTGTAGCAGCTGATGAGTCTGTGGCTATTGGTCATGAAGCTAACGCTGATACTGTTATTGGTACTGCTTCTGCAAGTATTGCTGGTAAAACATATAACTTTGCTGGCGGTACTCCTGTAGGCACTGTATCTATTGGCGATGCTGGTAAAGAACGTACTATCACTAATGTGGCAGCAGGTCGTATTAATAAAGACTCTACTGATGTAATTAATGGTAGCCAATTACATGCAGTGGTATTTGAAGTTGCTAAAAATAAGCAAAATATCAAAGATCTTGCTGTAGGCGTAAATTTACTTGGTGATGTAGTTAAAGAAAACCAACAACATATCAAAGACGTTGCATCTGCAGTTAATGATCTCGGCAATATTGTTTCTGATCATGAAACAGCAATCGCTGCTAATAAACAAGCAGCAGCTGATGCCATGGAAGAGGCTAAAAAACATACAAGCGTTGTTGCTGGGGACAATGTAGTTGTTACAACTGGCACAAATGCAGCTAGTGGTAAAGAATATACTGTATCTGTAAATAAAGATCTTACAGATATGAATTCTGTAGGATTCGGTAAAGTAACTGATCCCAAACATGTAGTAGCGACTAAAGATGGTATGCATGTATTTAATGGTGAAGTAAATACTAATTATGATTCTAATGGTATTAAAATTGAAAATACTAATACTTTAGAAACTGCCAAATATACTATGGATGGCATGCAAGCTTCTGATGATAATGCTACTATTCGTTTCACTACTACAAACATTGATGCTGGTAATCAACAAATTCATGGTGTTAAAGCTGGTACAGCTAATACTGATGCTGTTAATGTAAGTCAACTTAAAGAAGTAGGAAATAAAGTTAATGATAATTCTAAACGTATCGATACAAACGAAAATCGTATCAATGATTTAGATAATAAAATTAATGACGTTGGTCGCAATGCTTTAGAACGTGCTAACCATTATACAGATTTGCAAGTAAATAAAGGTGTCGCTAAGGCATCTGCTCTTGCGGGTCTTAAATTCTTAGATTACAATCCTAAAGACAAATGGTCCTTCGCAGCTAGTGTAGGCCATTACCGTAATGCTAATGCGGTTGCCGTAGGCGCTGCATACCAACCTAATGAAAACACTATGATTCATGGCGGTATCACATTAGATGGTAAAACAGCATACAACTTAGGTGTAAGTTTTAAAACTGGCGGTCAAAAACAAGTAACTCGTCATGAATTAGAAGAACAAATCCGTCAGTTAGAAAATAATAATATTCGCATGCAAGAAGAATTAAATGAAATTCGTGCTATGCTAGAAAAGAAATAATTATAGTTATGGATAAATAAAAAATCAGACGCAAAAAAGAAAAAGGCTTTAAAAAAAACGATTGAAAGATGGCTCGATAAAAATGAAGATTTTAAAGATGATATTGAATATTGGATAATTCAAATTATTGCTAAAGGATGTACAGATGTTGTTCTTAATGAAGAAACAGTCGGTGATTTACTTAAAGCGCATAATATTGAATTAAAGTCTTTTTCTATAAAGCAGTTATTGGAATATTTTGGAATTAAATAATTGTTTCTTAAGAAAAGATAAGGTTAAGTGTATATGAAAACAAATAAATTAATTTTAACAGCAGCTATTGTATCTTGTATTGGTAGTACAGCTATGGCGGCAACAACAAATATTGATAATTCTGTTGGTGGTAACGCTGGTAATTATAACGCAGAACATTCTTTATTTATTGGTCGTGACCATACAATTAATGTAGCAGAGGCTGGTTTTAAACCAGCTCAAAATGTAGCTATGTTGGGTGACGATAATCACGTTCATCCCGATGCTCAAAGTGTATTAGTGACAGGTCACAATAGTAATGTTATGGCATCTTATACTGTTACTGGTGGTATGCATAATACCATCCATAAAGAAGCTACTTATGCTTTAACAGCTGGCTGGCAAAATTCTAATAACGGTGAAGCTAGTTTGGTTGTCGGCCATACTAATGCTGTTTGGAAAGCAAAGAATACATTGATGTTTGGTGAAAACAATAAAATTAATGAAGGAGCTAATAACTCTTTTGTTGGTGGCGAATCTTCTGAAGTTAATGGTAAAAATTCTTTTGCTTTTGGTAACGGTGCAAAAGCAAATTTAGATAACACATATGCTATTGGTGCCGGTGCTATTGCAGAAGCAGAAAATACAGTTGCTATTGGCAATGGTGCTGTAGCTGACCGTGCAAACACAGTAAGTGTTGGCTCTAAAAACAACGAACGTATTATTACAAATGTAGCAGCAGGTGAAATTTCTGCTACTTCTACTGATGCCATTAATGGTAGTCAATTACATGCTGTTACTTCTGAAGTAGAAAATAATGCTAATGCTATTAAAATGAATTCTGATACTATTAAAGAATTAACTAATACAAATAATAATAATTTTGCTACTATTAATGATAATTTAAATAGTTTAGATACAAAAATTAATACATTGGATTCTAAAGTTAATGCTAATCAAAAAGAAGCTCGTAAAGGCATTGCATCTGCATCTGCTTTAGCAGCATTGCATCCATTAGATTATAACCCTGATCATAAAGTAGATATTATGGCTGGTGTTGGTTATTATCGTGGCAATGCTGCTGTAGCATTAGGTGTGGCATATCGTTCAAATGAAAATACTATGTTTACTGTAGGTGCATCTATTAGTGGTAAAGATACAGCTATTAATGCTGGTTTAAGCTATAAAGTAGGTGCTAAAGATCTTAAATATCATAGCACAGCTTCTATGGCAAAAGATATTGATGATTTAAAAGCTATCGTTAATCAATTAGTTCAAGAAAACGAAGCTTTAAAAAATCAAAAGAAATAATTAATAATAGCCTCCCTTAATTGGGAGGCTTATTATTTTAAATAAAGGAGATATCTATGTTTGTTATTAATTTACATGATGGGATATCTGGATTATATAAAACATATCTTATCGATGAAAATGATGATCTAAACATTAAATTATCTAAATTCGAAAAACACATTAAAGAAGATCTTTTGGCTTTGTATGAAAACGATTTTTTAGAATTTAGAATTGAAGCTATTGATACTAAAACAAAAGATATTCGAAATATTATCTGGAGATCTAAAAAAGGTTTCTTAGAAGCTTGTTCTATCGAAAAATATGTTCGTCATTTAATTAATAGAGAAACATATCAAATTTGGATTACGGATTATGCAAATGATGAAAGCATTTGTAAATTTGCGGATTAACTATGTTTACACATGATTATTATGAAAAAATAGCAATAAAAGCTATTAAAGATCATATTTATGAATTTGACGAAAGTCATTTAAAAGAAATTGCTTACAGTGCAACAGGTTTTGACGATCGTGTTTTTATTTTCAGTTATAATATAAATATTAATCGTCTATATGTAATAACTGTACATCGAGATAAATCTATTGATGTTGAAAGTTATTTACACGAATGTGGTTATTTTATATAAAATAAAAAAATGAAATCTACAATAATTCAAGAATTTAAAGGAACTATTAATGGGATTGAAATTAGCGATCGAGATTTATTTTACGACTGCGAATATATTTTAGAACAATTAGAAGATCAATTCGATGTCGATTTGCCGACATCGTTTATCGATGATTTTATTAAGGCATATACTAGTATTTTTTACGATCTTGAAAGTGAATACTTATATGAATTTAGATCACATATGATTTCTAGTTCATGGGACATTGACTTAAAAGATATTACTCGATTGCATTTCGATATCGGATCATACTACGATACCGATGCGCAATTTTCAGAAATGAATAAAAATATACGTAATTGGAAAAATACATATGCTAAATATCCTATTAATTTGTTAAAGAAAAAATAACATGAACGATAATGAAAAAGTAACGACTGAAGCTGTTGCTGAAAGAAAAAAAGATATGCTATATATCAGTCATCCATTTTTAACTAATGGTAATGCCGACGATAATAAAAAAGCTGTCGATAAAATACTAGCTGATCTAGTATTAAAATATGGTAAAGATTATGTATTTATTAGTCCTATTCATAATTATGGTACGTTAGATGGTCAACTTAATTATGATCAAGGATTAAATCTATGTTTAGATTTATTAAGAAAATGTGATGGTATTATTATGTGTGGCGATTATTTCAGAAGCAATGGCTGTAAAATGGAATTAATGAATGCTATCGGATGGCGTAAAGCTATTTTTAAACTAGAGGATTTCTTAGAATGAATTATCATTTGCTTAAAGACGAAGTAAGTTTATATTGCAAAGAAGAACTTCGTCTTATTAATAAGAAAAATTTCTATATTCTATCTAAACAAATTGACGACAGTTTAAGTTATATCGCCGGTATGAAACGTATCATTAGGTTATGTAAAAATGGAAAAGAAGTACAAGAAAACATCGAAGCCTTGGAACAAGTCGAAAAAGCCTTGGAAGCCATACCAGTCCAAAAATAAATCCGGCGTGAAAGGCTTATATATCGACTTTGAAAATGGTACGATTAATTTAAATTCATTGAAAATTAAGCTATAATATAGTATAATAAATATGTTAAATAATTATTATATCATGGAGGATTTTCGATGAAAGTATTATTCAAATCAGACATGTCTTGCATTGGCTGCGATGATTTTAATATTACGATTGAACGAGGAAAACATACGTCTCCATTGTTCGGTAAGAAAGTTCGAGGCTATTATGTTACGATTAATGGCCAACGATATTTATTCTTCCCAGAGAGTATGAAAGTTCCTTATCATGAAGTAAGTAACATCGTATATGATGCTATTATTAAATCAATCTGCAATCATGCTAAAGATAAGGTTTGTATTATTACTTCCGAAGAGGTATTAGCAGAAATTGGAAATATCAAAAAACAATCTTGTAAGAATTCCTAATAATATCTCAGCAGAAGATTATAGTCGACTACTATATGGCCTAACAAAAACTAGTAAATTTGAAGATGGTTTGTGGAAAGTAAACAATTTTCATAAACTATTATTATATTGTGCCGATTTTAATTTAGAAGGAATCGGCAAATGTAAATACGACTTATACAATTATCAAAAAACTGCCGTTAAAGAATTACTTGATATCGATAACGGCAGTTTAATTGTAGCCAGTTGTGGTGCTGGTAAGACTTTGATAGCTATCGATTTATATCTAGAACTATTATCTCGTAACAAGATAAAAGGTCCTGGATTAATCGTAGTTAAAAGTAGTTTAAAAGTCCAATGGTTTCATGAAGTTAAAAAGTTTAGTGATCTTGTGCCAAGTATTCTAGAAACTTCGGCTAAAGCTAAGAAGAAATTTGACGAACAATTTAATGGTGATCTTCTAATCTGCAATTATGAAACGCTTAACGACGAAAAAGTTCGTGATCGTTTATTAGCAATGAAGATCGAATATATTTTCGCCGACGAAGTACAATACGTTAAAAATTATCAAGCTAAACGTAGTAAAAGTTTGTATAAGTTTAATAATGTAAAGTATACGTTCGGAGCAACGGCAACACCAATACAAAAAAATCCTAGGGATATATTCGGAATCTTTCGATTCGTTAAGAAAGATTTGTTCACAAATATTAACAAGTTCGATAAACGATATGTTAAAAAGAATAGTCTAGGATTTATTATTGGTAGTCGTAATGAAAAAGAATTGACCGATTTGATTAGTCCTAACTTAATTGTTAGAACTAAAGAAGAAGTAAGTAGTCATTTACCTAAATTAATTGTTAGTCAAAAATATTGTAACCTTGGACCTAAAACTCAAAAAGCTAGCGATCAGTTGTTAGAAGAAATTGCTGATTTAAAAGCACAGCAAGAAGCAATGATGGATCGATTTAAAAATATCGATGAAGCTCGTAAGAATGAAGATTTTAATAAAATAGATAATCTTATTCTTATGAAGCAAACCTTTGCTCAAGAGCTTGCTATTACTGATGAATTATTAAGATTTGGTGATAGTAATGCTGGTAAAGAATACGTAACGAATGAAAAGAGTCAAAAGATTGAATTATTCTTAGACTTGGTCGAAAGTATTCTTAGCGAAGGCGAAAAAGTCGTCGTATTTAGTAAATATCGTTCATTACAAAATATATTGGATATGCATTTAGAAAATCGTTTTAAAGGTATTAAAATTTGCCATATTAATGGCATGATGGATTCTGAAAAACGATTCGAACAAGTAAGATTATTCAATGAAACGAATGATTATAACATAATAATCGCATCAAATGCTGGTTCAGAAGGCATAAATATGCATTCAGCTAAATATTTAATCGAAATGGATATTGCCGATAGTTATTTAATTCAGACACAACGTCATGGTCGTATTGAACGTGCTAGTAGTAAACATGATAGTGTGTTCGTATATCAATTAATTGCTATCGGTAGTTATGATGAGATTGCTTTAAAAGTAGTCGACAAAAAGGAAAAATATCATACGAATATTATTAGGAAGGAGTTAATATAATGGAAGGTTGGGAAATTCGACTAATCGATGAGAAAGAAATTTTAGGTTTCCGTATCGATCGATTAGCAAAATTCTTAGACAAGAATAAAGATGTCGAAGATTTTAATTTAATGGCTCGACAACTTACTGTTATGCAGGAATATTACGATATTCTTGTTAAACGAATTGAGAAAGCAGGTTTATTAAAATGAAACTTGCATTCGAAGAACAAACAAAAAGCACGCTCGATCAATTATTAGAAGAAGAACATGAGAACTTAACATTAGTTACTAATCATGAAGAAGCTAATTATGTAATCGAACAAATTAAAAAACTTCAGCTTCAGAAAGAAGATGTCGAAGTCGAAACAACTAGATATATTAATCAAGCTAAAGATAAAGCTAATATGTTTAAAGAACAACAATTAAATAGTTTAGATTATCAAATTGATCGATATAAAACTATGTTAGAACCATATGTTCTTAAACAATTAGAAGAATCTGGTAAGAAATCTGTTAAGTTTATCGAAGGCACTGCCGGATTTAGAAAACAAGATAAGCTTATCGAGCATGATGACGAACTTCTTGAAAAAGAAGTTAAAGGTATTAAAGACGACGAATATTTTAAAACAACCGTGAAATTTAACTGGTCTGCTGTCAAGAAAGATTTAACGTTTAAAGATGGCAAAGCTTATCTTAACGATAAAGAACTTAGTAGTGTAAACTATGAAGAACGTGACGACGCATTCTATGTTAAATAAATAGGTTGGTATGAAATATTCAGGAAAGTTTTTAAGAGAATTATCTGATAAAATAAACCTTGTCGAATTAGCTAGTAAGCATACTAAACTAACTCGGCAAGGAAATATTTACATCGGAAAATGTCCTCATCCAGATCATGATGACAGTAGTCCTAGCTTTCGAATATGGCATAAAAATGGTAAGTATACTTGGTGTTGTTTTGGTTGTCATTCTGGACGTAAAAATCCAGCTAAAGGATTCTATGGTAGCGATTCATTAGCCTTTATTCAATGGATGATGAATACGAAAAAGAAAAAGGCAAGTTTCGAGATGGCAATACAAGAAGCTTGTAAAATTACTGGATTAAAACCAGAAGGCAACGAACAACAATATATAGACAACTGTTCTGAAGAAGCCGATCAGTATTTTCAAAATTTACGAGAAGATAATAATGCTAAACGGTATTTAGTTTCTCGTGGATTAGATAAAGAAGACATCTATGATTGGAATATCGGTTACGATACGAAAGGTCGTGTAACATTTCCGATCAAAGATCTGTATGGCAATACTATCGGTTTTAGTAAACGTGCTATCGATGATAATAATCCATTAAAATATTGGGTATCAGCTGATAATGAATACTATAAAAAGAAATGGTGTTTATATGGTTGTGATAAAATAGATTATACCTTCGACGAAGTATATATCACCGAAGGTGTTTTCGATGTTATCTTAGCAACTAAGTATGGTTTAAAAAATGTCGTATGTACATGTGGTACTGATTTTGATGATACACATGCTAAGATGATTAGCGATATTGGCTTAATTCCAGTATTAGTATATGACGGAGATAAGGCCGGATTAAAAGGCGTTGATCGAACACTAACATCGTTAGCCAAATTCGATATATTTCCTCGTATTGTTATGTTAGACAATAAGTTAGACTTAGCTAACATTGCTGAACGAGAACAATATAATTTAAATTATTTCATCAAAAGTCATATATCTTCTTATGATTATTATCTATTAAAAGATATGTATAACGATCTAGATAAATTTAAAAGTAGTATTATTAATAAATATAAAGATAGTATTGCGTTAGCTAGAGAGTCTGTTAAAGAAGATAAGAATGCAAAAGCTATTCTGGATGCTAAGTTATTAAACACATTAGGACTTAAATATGAATAAAAAAAATATTAGATTCATTAAGAATTGGTCCTTCAGAAAAATAAAGTTAAATTCACTGTCGACAAAAACTATGTTTACATGTCAATCTTGTGGTAATCAAGTTGAACTACAATATAAAATGAAATGTGAATTATGTGGTAAAATTATTTGTGATGAATGTGCATATATCGATGCTGAAACTAAACAAATATGTTGCCCAGAATGTTGGTAGTTGACACTTAATTTTATATCAAGTACAATAATAATGTAGGAAGTATCCTTTTTACATTGTTCATATGCCGTCGTATTATTACGGCGGCATTACTACTATCTTGAGGTCATGATGAAATCTAAAAAAATAACGATCGAACTTTGTGAGAATGGCGATGTATCTATCGAAACTAAGAATATTAAAACTCGACAACAATTATTCGAGATGCTTAGTAAATTAGAATATCATGTATATGTATTCTCTGAAAAGGAAGAATTAATGTAATTACTAGATACAAGCAATTGCCAGTTTGTATGTGGTATATAAGCAGCCTGTATAGGCTGCTTTTTTTATTACTTGGAGGTGTGTTACTTGAGCAAAGAAAAATGTGAAAATTTTATCAAAGAAACATGTTGGAATAAATTAAACGAACTACAATTGCCAAGTGCATATGTCGATCGTTTACATAAAGAATTAAATATTTTAGTTAAACAAGATATGTGTGAATATATCTATATTGTATATAACTATGTTCAGTTTTGTCGTAAAGAAAATATCGCTACTGGATATGGTAGAGGAAGTAGTGTCGGCAGTTTAGTATTATATTTATTAGATATTAATAAAGTCGATCCTATTAAGTTTGGATTAAGCTTCGAACGATTTAGTGCTGGTCATAATGCCGATATCGATTTAGATGTCGATACACTGCGACGTGACGAAGTATTTGATTATATATTAAATAAATATAGAAAATATGCTTATCGACTATATACTGTTAACAAGAATGGCAGCAAACAATTACATCCATCTGGTATCGTAATCGATTTACATAAAACATATGATTATATTATGATCGATGGTGTTCGTTGTATTAATAAAGATCAGTATAATAATTTGCCTAAATTCGACATTTTAAGTTTGCGAAATTTAGGTTTATATCAAAATATTATTCAAAAATATAATATTGATATTAATTTTGATGATCAAAAAGTATGGGAATTCATGTGGAATTATCCAGACGATTTATTCTTATTAGGTGGCGAAGTTAAAAAATATATTAAAGACTTTAAACCTAACAGTGTCGAAGAATTGTGTAATTTATTAGCTTTAGTACGATCGCCTGAAGGTGTCGAAACATATACTGAACGAAGAAATGGTAAATGGTTCAGAAAAAGTCCGTACTATAGTTTTGTTAAAGACACTTATGGAATTATTACATATCAGGAACAGTTATTAAATATTATTAGTATATTTTTTAAGTTAGAAGATGCTTATGTTTTAATGAAGGATAAAAATAAAATTCATAAACAATTAGTCATTGATATGTCTAAAAAAAATAGTTCTAAATGGCTATATCAATTATACGATATGAATAAGTATCTATATAATAAATCTCATGGCATTGCATATGCTCATCTAAGTTATATTAATGCCTATTTACAATATTATTATCCTGAAGAATTTAAAGAAGAAAATATCGTCGAAGTACAAAATACTTTTAAATATAAAAAGTTAACGTTAGAATCCAAATTTAAGACCGAAATTGAAAATGAAGAAATTATATGTGGTTTTGATAAGATTAAAGGATTCGGCGAAACTACATATAACGAATTAAAAATTGTCGACAAAAAGAAAATATTAAATTTCATATATAATATGAATAAAAATATTGCGCAACAATTAATTCGTTTAGGTGTATTTAACGAATTATTAGGACTATCATCTGTCGATATATTTAATATGTATTTAGAAAATAAAGGTATTAAAAATAGAGTTAATTATATCGACCAAGATAAGGAGTATGAAAAAATATATGGAGTTCGGTAATTTAATTGAATTCAATGCATTCATTAATCATATTGTTAGTGAATTTAAAATTAAAATCTATCATACAGAAGAAGATTTTAATGAAGAATATTATATTCTTAATGCTTTATTTAAAGCATTAATGTTATTTGAAATACGAGATTATTATAATATTGAATGCGATTCAGAAGTTAAACAATCTATTATAAAAGAAATAAATAATATTTTAGATCATGGTGTTACAAAAAATTATTATAATGACGGAACATATTGGCTTCTTAGTAAACTATATAGTTATCGATATCAAGACTTTGAAACACTTACAAGATTACAAAAAAATGTTGAATTTAATAGAATTAAAACTGAAGCACCAGCTTCGTTTTATATATTAATATTTTCACTGTATTTAAAATCGCTATATTCTTTAAAACAAGATCTTGTTAATAATCATCAAGATGTATTTATTAAAATATTAAGTGATTTCGATAATTTAATTCCTAATAAAATATTTATTAAAACAAATTGTGAAATGAAAAATCCAAAAATCATTTATAATTGTTTATTAAATATATTATTAGGTATTCCATCTTTTGATTATTCATCTGTCTGTAATAATAATTTCTATCTAGGAAATAATTTAAATCAAGCAGATTTTTCACCTAGTGTATTGTCAAATGGCGATATTATTAATCCTATATTCGTTGACGACAATACTAATAAATCTAGAACATTTTGGTTTGTTAGTAATGAAATGACTATACGAAATGGTGAACTTATCGATAATCGACCTGGATTATGCAATATATATGTAGTAAAAGCAGGAGAAGTTCCTAAATTTAGTTATATATCAGATGTAGAATCTGATAATAAAAGGAAAGAGATTATTCTTAATGTACCGACAAATATAAGAGAAAAATCTAATAAGAAATTATTTAAATCTTTGTTGCCCGTACAAAAGAAATTTATTCCTTTATATTTATTAGAAAAACAATTAGGCGGCAAAATTAAAAATACATATATCTTTGGCGATATCGTTCGTGGTTCTAAAATTAAATTCGATGGCGATAAAAATATTATTATTCGCGATCGAATTGTTCCGGAAATTCAATATTTTAATAATACAGGAAAGGGCAAGTTGTATTAATGGATACTCAATTTAAAATGGAAGATTTACTTGTTGAAAATCCAATGATCGTAACATTGCTTTTTCAACAGTATCAAGATACGTTTTCAGCATCTTCTAGGATTCATTCTGATTTTAAGACATATGTACTTATCGAAATTAATAATGTAACAGTTAAACAAGCTAATGTCGTCGAACATTGTTTTCAATATGCTGGTCGAGATCAATTCCGTAAAATTTATAACATATTAAATAATAATATGTATGGTGGTATTGAGCCATATTTCTTCAATAATAGTCGAGATGCATGGATTGAATCATTAGAAGAAAGTAATCGTCAATATATTTTTAAAGATCGTTCTTGTTATATGTTATTTTTAAATCGTTCCGAGATTGGTATGACAATTCCAGAATATAACAACATGGATCAGAAAGATCTATTAAGAAAATATGAAGATGAAATCAAGAACTTTATCTTTGAATATTTAGTCGAATATAAATCTATACGATATCTTAATACATTTATTCATAAAGAATTTATTAAAGAATTCTTTAATTCTTATCTAAGAGCTTCTGATTCTGAAATCAGGAAAATTTTTAATATTAATTCGTCTGAAAAATTAGGAATTACTAATATCACATTACCAGGTGCAGATAAATATGCTCATTTTGTTAATGATCAGATTAGTGGTATTATTTCGATGTCCAACATTAATTATAAACAACAAGAAACTAAATTATCTGATTATATTTTAGATAATGTTAAAGATCTTGCTGAATTAATTAATGAAAATTCTGAAATCGTATTTGATCCTAATCATGGCTTAGATCAAGAAGTTAAAGATTTTGGTGACTATTTAAATTATAAACGCAGTTTTAAATTATTTGATAACCAAAAGAATATTATCAATGCCTTTACTCGCTATTTCAAAAAAGAAAGAGCAGGTTTTTTAATTTCTCAACCAGGTTCTGGTAAAACTTCGATGGCTATTTCTATCAGTAATCTATGGAAATCTAATAAGAATAAAAATATATTCGTATTATGTCCACCACATCTTAATAAAAAATGGGCTATGGATATTAGTGTATTAGCTCAAAATGCTATGGTATATGAATGCAATAGTGTCGAAGACTATATTAATAAAATTGAACCAGAAATTTCTAAACGCAATTGTACTAATTTCATTTTAGTAAATCCTAAGTTATTAAAACACTCATATGGATATCAATTAGATTGGGATGATACATTCTTATATCATATGTATAATTTAAGGAAAAAGAATTTATTGTTTACAGATAAGATATATGCGCCTAATCGTGATCGAGTTACACGAGATAAACAATATCTTCCATATCATCAATATATCTCGACATATAAAGAAAAGAATGAAGAGCATCCAGATATAAAAACAATATATAGATTTGGTGCAGCTCCTAAGATTATTAAAACTTGTTATGATAGTAATAAAGAATTAGATAAACTATTAAGTAAAGCTTTTACAACTTTTAGACATGTTTCATTATATTATAATAATGGTTCAATTCTTGATCGAATAATTAATCAATCTGTTGGCGATAAAGAAATTAATTCTAATTTTGTAAGTCTAGATTGGTATTTACAACGTAAAGGTCGTCATAATGTCGATTTCTTTATTATCGATGAAATGCACTTATTTTTAAGCGACAGTATGCAAGGCGAGGGCGCTCAACGTATTGCTAGCTGTGCGAAGAAAGTATTGGGTTTAACCGGTACTGTATTTAACGGTATGGTTACAAACTTGTTCTTTATGTTAAGAAACTTTTTCCCAGCTAAGCTAAAAGATTTAAAAGGATTTTATTTTAACCGTAATAATCTTGCTGCGTCGAAGACTAATTTTAAGAATTATTATGGTAATAAGGAAAAAGTAGCTAGTCCTTATTCTGTCCATGTTAATCGTATGAGACTTGAAGGATCTCGTGTAACCGAAACACTTAATCAACGTCCAAGTAAAATTAATAGTATTGGTTATACATGTATAGATCAAGATGGTAATATTCGACAAGACAGTACAGGATTTAATGAATATAAAGTTAAAGATATTCCTGGTATTAATCCAGAAATCTTTACACAAGTTATGTCGTCTTGTTGTATTTTTATGACGATGTCAGATATGTCTAATGAATTACCAGAAATTAATGAATCTGTTATAAGTTGTGAATTAGATCCTAATATTAAAGATGCTTATGATAAACTATTAAGCGAGATGAAGGCATCTGATACGCCTAATCTGGTTAAAGCTCAGAAGATTAATAAAATTGCCGGTTGGTTAGACCATCCTTGTATCATTCCAGACGATCATTTTAATTTTAGAAGTTGTGATGGTAATAATAATAAACTAGACGAACTATTAAAAATAGTTAATCATCATGATAATGAATGCGTCTTAGTTTATACATATTATGACAAGCATAGTCCAATTAATAATGAAATACTTCAGACATTAATTAGTAATGGTATTAAGGCTAATATCTTAACAGATTCTGTAGCACCAGCTAAACGTATCGATTGGTTTAAAAAACAAAAAGATAATGGCGTTCGCGTCGTTATCGTTAATCCTAAACTAATCGAAACGGGTCTAGATTTATTAGATTTCACAACTATTGTATTCTATCAATTAAATTCTAACTTCTTTACAATGCGTCAAGCTTCTCGAAGAAGTTATCGATTGAATCAAAAGAACAATGTAAGCTTATATTATTTATATTATAAAGGAACAGTTCAAGAAAATATCGTTAGTGTTATGGCCGAACGATTGAAAGCTGTTAAAATATTGGAAGGCGACTTCGAAGACGAAGGTCTCGAAGCTATGACTAATGCTGATAAAGCAGATTCTTCTGACGAGATCTTTAACAAGATGATCACGAATGAAGAATATGTAAATGACGATACTGTACTCGGACTAAATAAGTACGCTCAAAAAATCGAAAAACTTGTCGATAATACGACATTTGAAATTCATAAAGTAAGTTTTGTTAAAAAGCCTATGAACAAAAAGAAGATTGATTTTAAACATGTATATATTAATCTTCAAGATAAAGTTACTATGTATAATGTGATGAAAGATCCGAATGAGAAAATTAAATTAGAAATTTCTAATTTCTAACTTGACGGATAAAAAATAATTTAGTATTATAATAGTAACAGATAGACAATTAAATAATAACCGCACGGATTTGCGGGGTTCGCCTGAACTCAAGGGAAGTCGTTAAGACATATCTTTAGCTTTAGTGAGTTTGCTAACTATCAACAAGTTGATTACTTGCTTTAGCCGGACCAAGGTGGATTTCTTGTTACTCATGCAATGCATCTGGAGTAGAAAACAAGAAGTTTGGCCAGCTCATTCAGTAGAATCGGCCCGGTATTACAATTCACGCATTCAAACATCTAGGCTACATTAGAATAGCTGTATATAGTTAATATAAACGTTCTGTTTTAATCGTTTTAACTCATTACAATAGATGGAGTTGTAATAACGTCAGGGGTTAAGAAGCGTGCGAAGACCTCTGCCTAAGGGATAAGTCTGTCCAAAAGACAGTATAAGGAATAGGATATCCTATGGTTAAAAGTACGACGCGGTGGTTTCTAGACTTTAAGTTCATCGAAATCTTAGAGTCAGGTCATTATAAGTTAGCATATTTTCCAGGAGAGTACGGTTTAATCTGAAAGGATTGAATGTGAGGGTGATAGATAATCACTAATACCGTATAGAAGACCAAGGTTAGCCGTAAGGTTAATACAGTCTGAAAGCTTTGTTTGAATGTACGAGAAGTTAAGCATACAGAAATGTATGCTATTTTTTATTACAAAAATATACTTACTTCGGGGTAGAAGACTCTGCCGTCGTAAACGACGGGAGAAGTCTATCAAGAAGTAAGTAAAACGTTATCGTAAAAATTGACAATGTATATATAATTAAAAATTTGATGTTTATTCTTTTACAGCTTTAAACTTAAACTTGTTGAAAATCACCCTATAAAAGCTGATAAGAGGACAACGAATCAAATTTTTAATTCTTTCGAAACTTTGTCTTAAGTGACGTTGACTCAGAAAGTGTTCTCGTAATGTTTATATAATAAAGCCAACGATGTATAAAACGTATGTTCTATGTAGTAGGCCAGGCTGTTAATAATGACAATATGCCGGCCGTTACCAATGCTTCGTAGTTGATATCTTTTGACTAAGTTGGTTGAAGATCTCTAAGTCATAATATTATTTTTTCAGAAGAAAACGTATATAATGGCTTCCCCAGCTCTTTGACAGGTTCAAGTAGCAAGAATCTGGCCGCATGGCAAGTAGCTTATTGAGATCGGCTACAGTTGTTACGACTGAGAATATATATACAGTTAATTGCTAAAGTTGGTATAATTATTTAAGATAATTTACACAGTAACGTCATTATACATAAATATTCACACTAAACGATTTTTAACACATATTTAGTATAAATATTTTTTTAATGTTCAAAAACCTTTTACGACTCAGATGACGTTACTGATTTACGCACACAATACTAACGATGGCGTTTACGAGATCTCGTTAAGAGCTTTAATCCTGATAAGATCTATTAAGGAACAATACACTATATCATTATGCGCCCGTTAATAGCATTGATACGGCTTATGGGAATAAAATATTTAAATGACATAGTGTAAATATTTCGGTAACGACAGCATTGACAATAGATATATTTTTGTTTCATGTATTCAACTAACACTAACACTATAATACAATTCATCAAAATTAGCTGCTATAACATTTTTTGTGATTCTTATATTTAACGACATACAATCTATCAACAACTGATCACAACACATGTTAGATTAAACTTATTGTTACAGCAGTTAATACATATCTATTGTCGATATGTCGTATGAGTATCTATCAGGTTAATAGATATTGATACGACATATCGGCGTAATATATTCTTACAGTAAATACATATTTAAAGTAAAGGAATATATATCATGCGTGATGCATATAGAATACGACGAGTCATTTGGCCACAAGACTTAGTCGTTAGTTCAATTAGTGGCGATCGAATCCATTATCCAGAATTTTATATCGAACACATTAATACTGGCTGTGTGTTATCGATGAAAGAATATCAAAAGATTCGCAAAGAACAAGTCGAATCAGAATTTGTCGATCCGTATCCGGATCATGATAATACTTATATGAATGAATATTATAAAGATATTCGTGATGAGATTGTCGATAAGTTTAATGACTCTCTTGACTGTATGACACGAGAAGACATCGTCGGCAAAGAAGCTATTCCTGGTAAAAATTGGAAAGTTGTCGACGGTGAACTCGTAGCAGTTGACAATCGATAAAATGTTCGATATAATAATTATGCCAGTTGTTAAAAGTTAGCAGGCAGCTGGTATTGCTCTCTTTGTCTTAAAGCGAGAATAAGCACAACTATTTCCTCCGTAGTTGTGCTTTTCTTGCATTTATAGGATATTTCATGTATACTATTAATATAAAGTTATATTTAATAGGAGTTTATCTCAATGAAACTAGAAGATGCCTGCGAACATTTAATCAATTTATTATTATTAGCTCGAGATACCGAAGAGTTTAAAGCTGCTTGTGAGTATTTTGATGTTAAGGCCTCTGAATAAGAGGTCTTTTCTTTTGGAAGGATTTGATACACATGAAATATATTGTTAAGAATACGATCGATTCTGTAGCATGTTATATTCTTCGTAATGATATGACATGTACACCACAGAAGTTACGATATTTATTATACTTAATTTATTCTGATTATTTAAGTGTATACAATGATATTGTCGATACGATGGGTCGACCATTCTATACAGAAGATTATGAATGTAATCTATTATTCGACGGACAGTTTATTGCCGACGTTAAAGGTCCTAAAGTTGTTGTCGATCAATATGCGACCGAAGAAGAAATATATGATCTCGGTGCGTATATCGACGATGATTTAGAAGATCTTATCGATAAAGATTCGCTTAAGTTTTTAGAAGCGTCTCTAAATCAATATAAAGGATATAATACTCGCTTTCTCAAGATGTTGGCTAAGCAATCTTATGACTATCAAGAAACGTATAAACATTGTGAATCGGAAGATAAAATCATTCCGGTCTACGTTATGTTTACGGCTAATTTATTAGCCGATTCTGTTAGCTCTTGCTTTAAAACTAAGAGGATGTAATCGATGGCTAAAGACGTTAATGCTAATATACTTCATATAGCAGAATATTATCAAAAGAAATATAATACGACCGATACATTTAAACAATGTTTTGTCGGTCAAATGGTACATGAATCAGGTAACGGTACTTCAGCTTTAGCAGTCCAAGATATGAACTATGGTGGCTTAGGTGCTATCGAAGGTCAAGCTCATGATCCAGATGAACCTAGATGGGCTAAATTTAGTTCTCTCGAAGAAGAAGCCGATTATGTTTATAAAGTATTTTATAGTCATTATCCAGAAATTCATCAAGTTAAAACAGCTAAAGAATTTATGGATATTCTATGGAATAATCAATATGTTGTAGCCGAAGGTAATGAAAATCCTACAGAAGTATATAATAATTATCTTCAAGCTTTAACAGAATATACTGGCGAGACATTTAATCCGACTAATCCACCGGCAGGTAGTGCTGCCGATGCTAAGGGCGGTGTAATGTCTAAGACAGCAGCTTCTGATACCGGTGTACAAAGCACAGTAGCTGGTAAAAGAAAAACGCCTAAGACATATACGATTTACAATATGCAAAAACTTGCGAAGGGTAAAACGTATTGTGCGCCAGTATATCCCGATATTATTTCTGTATATAATCAAGTACCAGAATGGGCATTAGGTTCTAATTTAAAAGCTAATACCCAAGAAGATACGTCTGTTAAAGATGCGACTGAAGTTAAAAATACTTCTCGAGCTGATAAAAATAATACTGAATCTAGTACAAAAACTGAAACGACTAAAACTACAGAAGAAAAACCTAAAGAAGAAGTTGCTCAGAAAGAAGCTAAGAAAAATGTTCAGAAAACTGCAATCGGTGACGGTGGTTTAGTTACTGTTACGACTGATAACAAGCCTGACGAAGCTAAAGACGATTCAAAAACTAAAACAGAATCGACTAAGACTGAAGATACAAAAGAAGAGCATGTCGAAGAAAAGACGCAAGGTATTCCGTTATATGCATACGAAACACGTGACAATGAAAAAGGTTGTTTCGATGTTGGTCTTCCATTAAGTTCTATTGCAGCGTATGGTAGTGAAGCAGCTAAATATCAAATGAATCGGATGCAATCAATTGCACAACGTCAGATTCAATTTGATCCGACAAAACACGATAATGCTGTTAAAGTACCGACACCTGGTATGGTACCTAATAATAAAGATGCGTTTCCAGTCGATTTACGGATTCGAGACTTAGAATATCATCAACCACGAATTGTTCGTGAAACAATTAAGGCAACTGAATTCGAAGAGCAAACAGCTAAGGCATTACTCGCTATGGGTGGTAATATTGAAAAACGTATGGTTCAAGTCGAAAACCATTTATCGACCGTAACAAGATATCTATTTAGATTAGGTTCTATCGTACCGATTAACGACATGTATTATGGCGGTAATTCTACGTTCGAAAAATATAAATCTGTTCGTCAATTAACAGACGATCGAGTTACCGACGGTATGCAAACACAAATCGATCAGTATATGACGTCGACTCGATTAGAGCCGATCATTGGTCAAACGTATGAAATCCTTAATCAAGTCGGTGCTAATTTATCAGTTATCTTAGACGATAACCAGTTATCATATTCTAATATGAAACACTACTGTGACTTAATCGATATTAAACGTTATCAAGAGCCATTGAAGTTGGCTAGTATTAACGAAGGTGCTTCATTAACTAAGTCTGGCGATCAATCTGAGCAAGAATTAAATTCAGTATGGCCAGAAGGTTTTAAAATGGATTGGAAATTAGTTCCGGTCGAAGAACAAGTACCTATTATTAACTGGCGTCAATCTATTATTGACGACGGTTCTGATTTAATGAATTCTGCTGGCATGTATGGTAATGGTAATGCTGTCGGATCTGCATTAACTGGTACGACCAATAATCTCTTCTATAAGACTGCTGTCGAATTAGAAGGCACATCATTAAAACAATTTAAAGCTGTTGTCGATAAAGCTAAACAATCTATTAAAGGATATGAAGATCAAGCTAAAAATATTGCCAAGTCTAAAGACACGTATATGAAGATGAAAAAAGATATTGAAGGCGCGCAACTCCATAAAGATTTTACGGGTCCAGTTATCGCTTCGATTATGTGTGTTACTAATACATCGGATTCTAATGGTATTATTAATAGTCTTAAAAACTTGACTAAAGAACTTAAAGATAATTCTTTAATAGATAATCCATTATTAGTTGCTCTTGCTTATTTTTCAGAAAAAGCTAATATAATTGGCGACAAGCCGACTAAAGATTCTTCTGAAAAGAAGAAAGAACATGAGGATCTTAAAACTCGTTTAGATTATGTATATAAACTTGTTTCTAACTCTGGTAGCAATAATGGTGGCGGCGAGTCTAAGCAATATTTTAATCTCGATATTAAGAATCAAGGCGCTTGGACATTTACTCAATTCTGGGAACCATATTCTGTTAACGATTCTAAAAATCGTAAAGATCCGGTATCTCCATCTGATAAGCTAAATAAACTTATCGAACTTTGTATCGTATTCAAAGAAATTTCTAAAAGTTTCTACGAATCAGAATTTGATAATGACCAATGGGGATTCTTCTGGAAAGCCGAATATATTCCTGAAATGAAATTAACAGGATTTCCAGGAGAGCAGCGTGATGGACATACGCATCAAGGTATGGACGTCGTATTCCAACCAGATTCTCCTAAGCCTGAAATTCTTTCAATATGTGATGGTACTGTAGCTGATACTGGTTGGGGATTAAATGCCGTAATGGTTAATGCTGCTAACGGTACGAATAAAACGATTATATATATGCATATGTCTCAATTATTTGTTAAGCCGGGCGATACCGTTAAACGTGGTCAACCTATCGGAATCATTGGCGGCTATGGTATTAAAGATGGTGTAGAGACGAACAATGCTTATGATGAACATCTTCATATCGAAGTCTGGTCAGAACCAAATCGCGGAGGATCCTATGGGTCGATTGGCGATTTGTATCCAGGTATTTTCCAAGATTACTGTACGACTCGTATAAAACTTGGAAAAGGCGTAGAATTAAGATATTCTGATTTTACAAATAAAACTTATTAGCACTTGCATATGTAAATATTTTGTAATATAATAATACATGTAAGGTAAGTATATAAAACGTGCCTCGTATGATCTATACTACGAGGCACAATTTTTAACATGGTCAATGTTACGCAAAAACACATCATATTTTGCTCCTTTCTGTAATAAAAAATGATTAACTAGCTTAAAGCGACACAATAATACCTCCCTGTAATATCTCTTATCCTTTGTTTGTCGCTGGCTTATAGAAGTAAAGCTGTAGATTTTAAAAATCTTAAGCTGTAGAAGCCGATTTGGGCCGGCTCAAAAGAATAAGGATTTTTTGAAAATCAAACTTCTTAATGAAGCAATATAAAATTGCTTTTAGGATCGCATGATTTTAATCATGTGAAGCTCAAAGAACACAAATAACATAAACATATCAAAGATTTAAATACTGTATATTTTTCTCTCCTTTCTTAAAAATAAAGTATCATAAAAAATCTCTTCTATTAAAACACACACACTCACTCTATACAAATGAACGGAACGCGTAACATTGACCCTCCCCTATGGCGGGGTAGTCCAAATGGCAGAGACACGAGTCTCATAAGCTCGTCTAGTGCAAGTTCGACTCTTGCCCCCGCACCCAATATTGCAGAGTAAAACAGCATGGGAAACATATCCATGACTGAAATGGTTTGACTCCATTCTCTGCGACCACGGAGAAGTGGCCGAGAGGATTAAGGCTACAGTCTTGAAAACTGTCGTACAGAAACGTACCGTGAGTTCGAATCTCACCTTCTCCTTCATATATACGTATCTGGTAATGTTTTATACTAACCAGTATAGGGCTTTATATTTATCCCTTTGAAAGTTTTTCGAGATAACTTAAAAAACTTCATAAAGTGCTATTTTAATATAGCGCGAAATACTGTTTAGTTATATGTGCACCATTAACATGTTCTCGTAGTTTAATTAAAGCACTTCCCACTTTGGAAGAGATTTGCGTTAGAATCGCAACGAGAGCACTATGTTGAGAAGGTTGCAAATCAACATTAAAAACCTGTATCAATATTGTAGATGACTATGTTTTAGAGATATTTTAATAGAAACAATGCAATATTCGGATATATGTACCGGCGAAAACCAAGCTTAACGGACATATACGAGTACAATACGAAAATTTGAAGAGCATAAAATATCTTAGATGCCCAGCTGGTGAAAGGCCAGCTCCATGCGACATATGGAATTTAATACAGTTCTATATGTCGTTTCTTTTTATTGGAGGTAAAAAAATGAATAAAATTAAAATTATATTAATGATGATTATTTCATTGTTTGTTTTTGCTGGATGTTCTTCTGATGATCCTGGTAAAATAAAATTAGATTATTCTGCTGTTGAAAATAGTTCTAACGCAAATAAAATAAAAGTTGAAAAATCTGTTATAGACAGCTTAAACGGAGTCGCTCCTGATATTGTTTATCTTGATAGAATTGATTATAGTGAAAAAATTGATGTAAATGATAGAAATAATATATTTTTACAATTTCATCTAAAAGAAAATGTTAAACAAAATTATGATACTTATACAGAATTTTATAATATATTAATTCCAATATTAGACTATGCAAAACAAAATAATATTGATAGTGTAGTAATATTAATTCAAGATAGTGATAAACATTGGAAAATGTGGGCAATTACTTTTAAACTTGATCAATTAGATAAAATAAATAGAAATAATCTTATTAAAAGTATTAATGCTTATGGTAGTGTTAATGGAAAATTATATTCAGAATACAAATAAAAATTTAGCCCTATTAAATTAGGGCTATACATACTCCCTTAGTTTAATGGTTAAAACGGGTCGCTTATAACGGCTTAATGTGGTTTCGACTACCGCAGGGAGTACCATTATACTAATTATTTTTCTCTTTGAATGTTAGCTAGCATATTACAATCGCATCAAAAGAAAATAATTTAGTATCATAAATAATACTAAGCACAGTATTAGCTCTATTTTTTTTATATGGAAAGGAAAAACTTGAGTTTAAAATCCGATTCATATATAAGATTCAATCAGAACGAGCTTATACATTATACATTTTATTTAAATACTGTGCTTATGTATTATTCTATTGTTGAAAACTGGTATACTGCTTTTTTTAGTGGTTTCTTCATTTTCCCTTACTCCTTTGAGTAGTATATCAGTTTTGAGTAATAGAATTATGTAATCCTTGTCTTTATGACAAGGATATTTTTGTATGAAAGGACATTAAAATGATTAGAAAATTAAGACGTGCAAATGCTTATATAATAAGAAAGTTTTGTTCTGATTATGCAATCGATCATGTGATTCCAAGATCATTCGGAGAAATTCCTGTTAAGATGCGATATAAATCTATGTATGTTAACAATATTAAATCATTGTCAGATATTATGTTTAAATATCCTGAACGATCTAAACGTATTGTCTTTACGACAGCTAATGGATATAAACCTCAATATGAATATAAGTTTCGACATGTTAATTATGAAAAAGCTGTTAAAATGATGATGTTTTTTAAACCTAAAACTCATATTAGATTTAATCTTAATATGTATGATAATCATATTCGTAAATATAAATATAATACTATTTTTAGACGTCGATATAAAACGGAGTGGTAATTATGGAAGTATATGAAATTTTATTTATTGCTGGATTCTTATTACTTATTTTAGGTATGATTCCTATATTCTGTGGATTTATTAAAACTATTTTTGAAATGATTGTCGATATAAAAAATCATAATTATGATATGCTGCCTGAACTACTTTTAAGTTTTGGAGTTATTGTTATGTTAATAGCCGTGATTTTTATGGTTATAGATAAGGTAAAATAATGGATAAAAATATAAATAATATATTATTAAAAAAATTTATACATATATACATATTATTTTCGATTATTATATATTGTATTAATCTTATCATCGTTAATCTATTTATGTATTTTATCGTAGACGATACTGTATATCGAACTACGTATTTTACAGTTAATGATTTTACATTACAAACATTTCCTGTTATTTCAATGTTAATAGCTGCTATTATGTTTTGTTTGATTAATATTAATATCAGCCAAGAAATTGATAAAGAAAATAATATTATATCTTATGAATTATCAATCAGCACATTATTTAAAGCAAGGTTGAAAAAGTAATTATGTTTGTATATAAAACTGGTAATATATTAAGATCTAAGGCTGAATATATTTTTAATGCTGTTAATACTGTCGGCATAATGGGTAAAGGTTTAGCTCTTCAAATTAAACAAAAATATCCAGATTGTTTAAAAGATTATGAAGAAGCGTGTCGTGATAAACGACTTAAACCTGGATCAGTATTAATTACATATTTAGTTAAAGAAAAAATTAATATTGTTCAGTTTCCGACGAAAGTACATTGGCGTGATCCTTCTAAATATGAATACATTGAAGAAGGATTAAAATCGTTCGCAATATTCTTAAAGAATCATAATATTCAAAATGTAACGATTGCGATTCCTAAATTAGGATGTGGCAATGGTAAGCTTGAATGAAAACAAGTATTAACTTTAATTAAACAATATTTGTCTGAATTTGATAATATTGTATTTGAAATTTATGGTGACGACGTATAGTTAGAAAGGAGTTATAATGGATCAATATATTATCTATTCAATTCTTAATTCTTTATTAGCACTACTTGTAGTAGCTTTTGTATATAAGATTATTAAACACTGAGGTATTTATTATGTCGAAAAATAAAACCATATTATATATATATTTTACTCTATTATTAGTAACGGGTGTCGGATCTAAAATTATATCGTTTTTAGATTTTTTATTTTATATATTAATGATACCGTTAGCTATTTGTATGGTTTTATTTGTTTTGATTATTACGGTTATAATTACATATATATCAGTATATAATTTATTACATGTATTTGGAATTGAACTATTAGATAATATAAAGATACCGATAAAATTTATCTATGAACAAAAGAATAAAGATGATCATTAGAACTATTAAAAAACGATATCGTAAAAAGCATTTGAATGAAGTTTATTATTTACGATTCTCTAAAGAATTTTTGGAAGTAGACAAATGAATCTATTTAACTTAGTATTACTAATAGCTATTATTGTATTTTTATATGAGTATAATAAAAAATAAGCCCCTCGATTGAGGGGCTTTTCTTATTTAAAACTAATAAAGTATGTAGCATAACGACCTTCATCTTTGTTTAACATTAATAGTTTTTGACCTGCTTTCGAGAACTTGCGTCCATCGACAGCATATCGATCACTACCACAAAGTGAAGGATTTACAATCATTTCGACACCTTTGAGATCAGCTTCTCTAGAATGATGGAAATGACCCATAACAATATAATTTGGTATTTGTTTAGTAAACAATGCTAAATTATCGATAGCTCGGTTATAATTATCTTTATGTCCATGAACACCGATAATTATTTGTTCACAAACTTTAGCTACGATAATTTCATCGTCGACAATATTTTTATTAAAATGAATACGTTCATTTCCTTTAAGACGTTCTTTTAAGAACCAAGGAATAATATCGTTAAACGATTCGCCATTCATTGCTTCTTCTTTAGAAGGAGTGACGCGATCATGATTACCACGACAGAAATATAATTCTAAGTTAAATTCTTGACTTAGATTATTGAATAGATGACTAAGTGCTTCGCTGACGCCGATCGTTTGTTCAATAAGATTTTCTTGAGATTCGATTCGTGTTTGTACATGAATGCCACCGTTAATCATGTCGCCTAATGTCATAATGTGAATCGTTTTAATATTATTTAATTTACAATATTCTCGTGTCTTATTCATAAGATATTCGACACGCTCATGGAATATTTCGTCGTTAAATTTATTAAAGTAGTTATCACTAACTTGACCTTTATGCCAATCACTAATAAGAAGAACAGCTTCGCTTTCGCCAGTGGCTAATTCTTTAAATTCATATTTAAGTGGTTCAAGTTTACTAATTGATTCTGCTATTAATTCTTTTAATAGAAATTGATTAGATACTTCTTTTAACGTACGATTTAATTCTTGACGATGTTTACTATTAACATTTTTAGCATGAGCATTTAATAATAAATCTCGTGCTGTATCTGTTATACGTTCTTGTGTCATTATTGGAGTTACTGATTTTCTAAAGTCATTAAAGTAGCTCCCTATCGTAGCTGTATCTAAAGCAATGTCGAAAAACATTTCTGCCATAGTAGAAATACGTTTATATGTTAATTTAGTATTATTTTGTCGTTCTTCATACATACGGTATAACCAGCTAATAAGATCTTCGCCATCTTGTGCTAGATATTTAGCTGTACTAGATTGTTTTGTTTCTTCAGCCATATATATCCTCCTGAAAATAAAATGAAACAAATTCTTCCTTTATTATATAATATTTGCATAACTAAGTAAACCAGTGTTTATAGGATTTTTTGAAAAATCTAATTATTTGAGATATATATTTTTACTTATAAATATTAGACTTTATGAAAATCCTAGATTATACTATAAATATATTATGATTATTCTGTATATTATAATATACTATATGTAGTATGTGCTACAGTAATATAATACTACATCTTCTTTTTAGTTGCGCAACGAAAGGAAAATTATTAACTATGGAAAAAGTATTATTTGGTGGAAACAATGATATCCAGGTGCCGATGGCAACTCGATTAATCGGAACATTCTCTACCGGAACTGACGAAATTATTCTTGATGGGAATAAACAAGAACGAATCGTACAATTTAATTATGAAGGCAAACAGGTATTAAAACAATATGCATTAAAACATTTATATGCTCCGTATACTAAGATTATCGAAGTATCGGATAATGCATATTGGTATACTGGTAAAGAACCAAAACAAAATCCTTCGATTAAAGATATCGTACGTTTCGACGTATATGACAAAGGCTGGATCATCGAAGATATTAAAGATGTCGAAGCCGACGCTTATTCTATTATTAGCAATTCTCAAGAATTAATAGTAGTTATTGAAGGTACAGAACTTTTGATCAAATAATATTTATATATATTTTATTAACAGTATTATTGTATTAAAAGGATTTTTAAATGATTGTAATTAAAAGAGACGGTCGCAAGGTTGATTTTGATAAATCTAAGATTATTGTTGCTATAAATAAGGCACAACATTCTTTACTTAAAGATAATGAAAAAATAGCTAATGCTATTGCAGAAGAAATAACGCAAGAAGCTCTTATGCTTCAAGAAATCGATATTAAACGTATCGAAAAAATGGTATTCGATCTTTTGGTTAAACATAAACAAAAAGACGTAGCTCGTGCTTATGAAGGTTATAGAGCTGTTCAAGAATACCGTCGTAGAGAAAATACATCTGATAAAGCGATTTTAGGTCTTATCGATGGTACAAACATCGATACGATTAATGAAAATTCTAATAAAAACGCTAAGGCTGCTTCTACACAACGTGATTTAATTGCTGGCGAAGTATCTAAAGATATTGCTCGCCGACAATTATTACCTCGAGATATTCTTGAAGCTCACGATAATCGTAGTATTTGGATTCATGATATGGATTATTTAATCCAACCGATTCCAAATTGTTGTTTAATTAATCTTAAAGATATGTTAGATAACGGAACTCGTATTAATAATAAATTAATTGAAACACCTAAATCTTTCCAAACTGCTTGTACTATTACGACGCAAATTATAGCACAAGTAGCATCTGGACAATTCGGTTTAACTGAATAATCTGCCGAATTAAAACAATACAAATTTATATTTTATTATAAAGGTTATGATATTATATCATGGCTAACGAGGAAGGTTTGGAAATGACTAATCTCGTGATTATTCAATAAGGAAGGTTTGGAAATGACCAATAAAGAAAAAATATATTTTTTAAAGGATACTATTGAAAAGTTATATACTGATGAAGGAAGAAATAAATCTTATATTGCTAATTTATTAGGTTTAAATAGATCATTATTAACAAAAATAATTAATAATGAGTGGAAATTAATACAGAATAAATCAAAAAGTTATTTAACTCCTTCGAATCAAAAATTTGCAAATAAGCATCGTGAGTTTATAAAATCTAAATTAGATAAAGATTTTACTGTTTCTGAAATCGCAAAAATATTAAATGTTAAACCAGATTATATTTTAAGAACAATCGCTTCTGGTGATGAAGTTATAAAAAATGCTATTGTTGAAAATCAAAATAGAATGCATAAAAAAGCAGAAGATAGAAGAAATGAATACATGAATAAATCTTCGATGCAGTATATTGATATTGATGAAAATTGGAAAGAAATACCAAATCATGATGGTTTTTATGTATCAAACGATGGACAAGTTTGTTCTTTTAAAAAAACTTATAATAAATATGCATTAATGACACCTTGTTTAAATTCTAGAGTTGGCAGATACTATGTTAAAATAGGAGATAAAAATCTTTCTGTTCATAGACTTGTAGCATTATGTTTTGTTGATGGAAAAACAGAAGAAAAAAATACTGTTAACCACAAAGATGGAGATCCATTAAATAATCATTATACTAATTTAGAATGGGTTTCTCAGTCAGAAAACAATAAACATGCATATGACGTGCTTAATAGAAAGAAAAATAAAGCTTATTCAAAAAGAAAATTTAAAAAATTAATTTTAAATGATCAATATGAATTTAAAACAATTGAAGCTTTAGCAAAGTTTTTAAATTTGTCATGGACACAAACATCTAGATATATAGATGGCGAAGTAACAAATAAAAAATATAAAATTGATATTATTGAATAATTGTATCGACTAGACGTATTGATTGCAAAATTCTATTGCAATAAGGAATAGTCAGACCATATTTTGAGAATTCTACTCTAATATGAATCGGGACAGTCAATTAATGGATTCGATGAAATTTTAGCTCCATATCTTAAAAAGTCTTATGATAAATATTTAGAAATTTTTGAAGATGAAGTAAATAAAGAAAAAATTGCTGAACGTATGATGATGAAGGAATTAAAAGACGGTATTCAAACTATTCAATACCAGATCCAAACCTTAAATACGAGCAATGGTCAACTTGGCCCCTTACTATAGTAATATAGTAAGTGGAGGCGGTGAACACACAAGAGTGTGGTGTACAATCAACGACAATTAGTGTTCCGTAATAAATGACGGATAATGATTGTGCTAACCGGGAAACCAATGATCATTTATGAAGCCTTAAATATTATTAATAACAAAAGATACATCGGACAAACAGTTCAAACATTACATAAAAGAAAACAACAGCATATTAATAGCATAAAATATAATAATAGCAAATGTATAGCATTTGTTAGAGCTATGAAAAAATATGGTGTTGAAAATTTTAAATGGAGAATTGTTGACGATGCAGAAACATTAGAAGAATTAGATAAAAAAGAATCTTATTGGATTGAATATTATGATACAACAAATCCAAATAAAGGTTACAACTTAAAAGGCGGCGGACATAATCCTTATTTAACAGAAGAAGTTAAGAAAAAAATAGGAGATGCCCAACGCGGAGAATTAAATCATATGTATGGTAAAACTGGCAAATATAATAAAACAAGCAAACCAGTTATATGTATTACTACAGGAGAAAAATATGATAGTGCATGTAATTGTGCTAAAAATATGCCTGGATTTGATTTTTCAAAAATATGTGCAGTATGTAGAGGAGATCGATATACATATAAAAAACATATTTTTCGATATTTAGATTCTAATGGAGATATTATTGATAATGGAAAACCAATTTCTATGGACGAAATAAAAGAAATTAAAAGAAAAATATCTAGAGAAAATTGGTTGAAAGGCAATAATAAAGATTGTCGGCAATCCGGTGCCAAGTCAGAAGAGGAATCTTCTGAAAGGTCAAACGACTAGGACATACCTTCTAGAACAGAAGATGAAGTCCATACATATAAGGTGAAATTCTTTGTATGGAAGTGCCGCCCATCCTATATTAATAGGATGAAGATATAGTCTACGTAGAGAACGGCTACGCAAGCTCCGTTCGTCACTTTATTTTTAAATTTTAATCCTAATGATGAATATGCTAATTATGCTGCATTAATCTGTGAAGAAGTGTTAAAGCAACGCATTAAAGGTGTAAAAAATGCAGATGGCATTTATGTTACGCCAAGCTTCCCTAAATTAATTTATTGTTTAGATGAACATAATATCCATGAGGACTCTAAGTATTATTATTTAACAGAATTAGCTGCTAAGTGTACAGCTAAAAGAATGTATCCTGATTATATTTCTGCTAAAAAATTAAAAGAAGTACATGACGGAGAAGTATTTACTTGCATGGGTTAACATATAACGGCTCATGTAAAACGATGTGAACTGTATCATAAAACAGGTGTCCCTTGCGGGGCTAACGGTGAACCCTTAATGGCAATACCGTGCTATTATATTATTATAGTAGTGTAGAGACTATTGGTGATGAATGTAACCAAGTAGAGCAGAGACGTGCTGCTCGATGCGCATCGCACTATTAATTAATAGTGAAGAGATAGTCCGGCTTAATATAAATATATATTAAGTTGTGTAGGAGCTTCCTATCTAATTGGAAAGATCCTGAGACAGGTAAATACAAATGGGACGGCCGTGAAAATATTGGTGTCGTTTCAGTTAATCTTCCGCAAATTGCTATTCTTGTTAGAGATGCAGAAGATAAAGAACAAGCGTTTTTTAAATTATTAGAAGAACGTTTAGAATTATGTAAAAAAGCATTAATTTTTAGACATGACCGTCTATTGGGTACAACATCTGATATTTCTCCAATTCATTGGCAAGATGGTGCATTAGCTAGATTAAAACCAGGCGAAGTTATTGATAAATATATTTCCAATGGTTACAGTACTGCATCATTAGGCTATATGGGAATTTATGAAGTATCTATTTTATTAACAGGTGAGTCTCATACTAAACATCCAGATCTTGTTACTAGAATTCTTGCATTTATGAAAGACAAATGTAATCAATGGAATAAAGAATATAATATTGGATTTGGTTTATATGGGTCTCCTGGTGAAAGTTTAACTCATAATTTCTGTAAAGCCGATCGTGAACGATTTGGCGAGATTAAAGATGTAACTGATAAAGGTTATTATATAAACTCATTTCATGTAGATACGAGAGAAAAAATTAATGCTTTCGACAAATTAAAATTCGAAGCTCCATTCCAAGAAATTTCGACTGGCGGATGCTTGAGTTATATCGAAATGCCTTCTATGCAAAATAATACTGAGGCTGTATTAAGTATTATTAAATTCTGTTATGATAATATTATTTATGCAGAATTTAATACTAAATCAGATTATTGTCATGAATGCGGATTCGAAGGTGAAATTATTGCCGATGGGCATGGCGATTGGGTATGTCCTAAATGTGGCAATAAAGATCACAGTAAGCTCGAGGTCTGCCGCCGCACATGCGGCTACCTTGGAGACAATTTCTGGAACGAAGGTCGTACTAAAGAAATTCAATCCAGAGTGCTTCATATTTAATTAATTAATAGGCATAAAATAGTTCCTTTAAATTTTGGAAAGTATATTTACTATTCGCCTATTGATTTTAAACTAATAATATAATATAATAATTGTAAGGCATAAAAAAGTTCCTTTTATATAATATTGGATGAATGAAATTTACTTTTCGCCTTATAATAAAGATCTAGACATAAAGAAGTTCCTTTTAAAAAAGGCTGATTACATTTTTGTTACTTCTCGTCTAGATAATGCTTAATAAGGCTACGTATATTTTGTACGTAGCCTTTTATTATTTTTAAGAAAGGATAACGATCATGGACGCTAAATTAGAACTACAGAAATCCGTTCTATATTTATTTAAATCTGTATTGCCTATTAAAACAAAAGCTAAGTGTAACTATTTAGATTTGTTATTGGAAGGCGTGTATATTATGCCGGAAGCTAGACAATATCTTGATGAAAGATTAAAAGGCTTCTGTACTAGAGAATTTGGTAATAATGTAGTTCATTATAATAGAACGGCATTGTTCGAATCATTTAAAGATGTTGATCGAGCAAATGTCGAACGATTATTAGTCGACCAGTTGGATCATTATCTTTCTGTATATACGCAAACAGAAGAAACGTCTAGTAAGCCTATTAATAGTTCTTTAGTATACGTTCCAGTTAAAAGTGAAACATATGAATGTGAACCTTTTATCTTTAATACAACAGTGATCTCTATTATTACTGAAGAAGAATTAATTAAGCGTGTTACAGATTTGCTTTCTTCTGGTATTGCGTTAAATTCAGCTACACAAGAAGGTTTAGTTAATATCTTTAAAGCTTATAAAGATAAGTTCGATATTAATGCTATTAAGAATAAAGAATTCTTAATGTATGTTTGTAAAGAATTAAACTTAGTTCCTAAGAAAGCCGAACAATTATTACGTTATTGTGCATATAGAATAACATCTAATCCAATGATTATTAATAGTGCTAGAGAACGTAAAAATTTATATTCTCGTATTTGTTTTTATACTACGACTATTAATAGAATATTAAAGCAATATGTCGAAGAAAATGGCGTCGAACCTATTGCTCGACAATTTAATAGATATCGTAAGTTATGGATTATTTTAAAACATGCTGGTAAAGATGCTGCTACTATTATTAATAGAGCTAGAAAATTATCCAACAAGTTGAATCGTCCTCATAAACTTCAAGTATTAGATCGTATTAATGATAAGACTATCGATATCGAAGACGTTAAGAAAGAACTTGAAAAAGTTACGGTATTTAAAAAATTCTCTTTGTTGAATGCTATATATAATGCTAAATCTAATAATAAGATGTATGTTATTCGTAATGGCCGTACATATTCTACGACTAAAGAACATACGTCAAAAGCATCGTTTAAAATTAAGAATTTAATCTTTAATTCCATTAAGAAAGATATTGGTAAGAATATTAAAGGTAAGCGCTTTTATATTCCAGAAGGAATTATGTATGCTATACCAACAAGTCAAAAGAATTTTATAGATAATATACCGATGTATACTCGATATAAAATGGATATGAATTCCATTATCGGTATCCACTGGACAAATTCTGAAGACGGTCGTGTCGACTTAGATTTACATTATACATCTAAGAATATCCATATTGGTTGGAATAGTCGTTTTGATTCTAAAGAAAATATTCTTTATACTGGTGACTTAACTGATGCACCAACTCCTAAAGGTGCTACCGAAGCTTTTTATATTAAAGATACTTTAAAAAATGACTTCGGTATGATTAGTGTTAATAATTATTCTGGAAATCCAGGGTTGTTCGAGTTATTTATTGGCGCTGATCCTGATAAAAAAATCTATGATCATAACGGTATTATAAATGCTGAAAATTTAGCATTTAAATTCACTGGATTATCTATGAATGATGATAATGAAAAATGCTTTGGCATTATTGATTCACAAAAAGATTCTCGTGAATTTATTTTTGTCGATAGTTCATCTGGATTTGATCGAGTGCCTGCATATAGCGCTCAAAAAGAAGTTATGCTTAACGCTATTAGATCGATGGCTAAGAATCGATTATATCTTAATGAATTAATAGAAAAGTTTGGCGGCGAAGTTGTATTAGATAAAGAATCAGCTGACTATGATTTATCAATTAATAATCTTGTCAAAGATTCGTTTAATTTCTTGTTTAAGGCTGATGTTTAATCATCAGCCTTTTACTATATGGAGGAACTATTGGATACAAGAGAAGAACTAAATAAAACTGTATCTGAAATGAATCATATCGTTAAAGAAATAATCAAAGTTGCTAACACATCTAATCAAGAAGAAAAATCTAAGATTTCAATTTTACAACAATTATTAAATAAAACTGAGAATTTAATAAATGTTGTCATAACTCCTCAAGAAGATTTAAATGTGATTCTTAATGAGCAGCGTCGATGGATTCTATTAGATATGGAAGATAGAATTCGTAGATCTGAACTAGAGATGTTAGATAGAATAAAGTATTTATTAGAACGTGAAAGGAATCATTAATGAGCTTTAATAATAAACGAGCAAAACTTATTGTTCTTGATGGTGGAGATGGTTGTGGTAAAAATACACAGACATTAAAACTTGTCGAACGATTACAAGCTGAAGGTAAAAAAGTTAAATATTTAACATTTCCTGATTACAACAAAGATACGTCTATATTTGTTAAAAAATATCTTAACGGTGATTTTGGTGATCGAGAATCTGTTAAACCTCAAGTCGCTTCATTATTCTTTGCATTAGATCGATATGCAACGATTCAAGAATGGAAATCTATTTTTGAAGATCCTGAAATGATTGTAGTTTGTGATCGTTATGTAACATCTAATATGTTATATCAAATGGTTCGTTATGAAAATAATGATCAACAGTTAGCATTTTTACGTTGGTTAGAAACAACTGAATATGATTTATTAGATTTACCAACACCAGATATTGTATTATTTTTAACATTACCATTATATGTTAGAAAAGATATGTTATTAAATCGTTTAGGCAAAACTGGTGGTAGTACTGGTGATATCCATGAAAGAGACATGGATTATTTACGACAAATTGATGAAGCACAGTATAAACTTATAAATAAATTTAACATGATAGGAATTGATTGTTCTAACGATGATAAAGTTAAATCGATCGATGAAATTCATGAATTAATTTATAACACATTACAAGAAAAAGGAATGATTTAAATGAAAGAAAAAGTATATATTGTTATGGTCGATGGTCAAATCGAAGCATTATATTATAACGAAGCTAATGCTCGAGAAGATATCGAAGAGCGTATCGAAGAAGGATATGATCCAGAAGACGTAGCTATTCGAACTTGTTACATTAATGATTTTAACGAGGAAGAATAACTATGATTGATAAAAATGATCCTTTATATAATCAAAAAATGTCAATAGCATTAGAATTAAATCGTTTAGAAAAAAAAGTATCTGGTTATGCGCCAGATGATGATTATTTGGATATTATGAATGATTTAGAAATTTCAATCGACAATCTTTATAAGAAGGTAAATATAATCGAAACCATTTATGCTTTATTAGCTTATTCTGATGATTTTGATTCTCCATTAATTGGTGTATATGAATCATTAGATAAAGCTGAAGAAAAGCGTCAAGAATATATCGATAACAATATTATTAATGAAGATATGATTTTTGTTGAAGTTAAGCATATTATTAAATAAGGAGAGTATAATATGAAAATATTTTTATCTCAACCAATGCGTGGTAAAACACACGAAGAAATTCTAAGTAGTATTCGTGAGGTTCAAGAATTTTTAACTAAATATCTTGATTCTACTAATGTCGAGATTATCGAAAGTTATTCTCCTAGTAATAAAAATAAAGAGCCTTTAGTTGCTCTTGGCGATTCTATTAAAGATTTATCTAAAGCTGATTTAGCTGTATTCTTAAATGATTGGAATCAATATCGTGGTTGTATTATTGAACATCATACGGCTAAGATCTATGAAATCCCGCATATTTCTGTGCGAAGCGAAAATGGATTATTAAGGGTAGTTGAAAAATAATGAATTACGGTCAAATTCGTGAATACGATATCGCTAACGGTATCGGTATTCGTGCTACATTATTTGTAACAGGATGTTCTCATCATTGTTACAATTGTTTTAATCCAGAATATTGGGATCATACAGCTGGCAATGAATTTACGAAAGACATCGCCGAAACGTTAGTAAGTTATTTAAAACATCCGCAAGTATCTGGATTAACTATTCTTGGCGGAGAACCTTTTGAAAATGTCGATGGTCTTGTCGACTTTATTAGAACATATTTAAAAGATCAAGAATGGTTTAGGAATAAAGATATTTGGTGTTACTCTGGATATACGATCGATCAGATTATCGAAGATCCTAATAAAAGAAAATTATTAGAACTTGTCGATGTATTAGTCGATGGTAAATTTGTCGATTCTTTAAAAGATCCTTCTTTAAAATTTAGAGGATCATCTAATCAAAATATTTATAAAATTAAACATGTTGATAATCATTTAAGTGCAGATTTTTATTCTGAATTAATGTGAGGTATTGTATTATGGGACTTAAAGCAGCATTTAAAAAAGCGTGTAATCATGTTAACGATATATATCATGATTATACGTTAACTCCGAAAAAAGATTGGGAAATTCAAAAGCTTAGACGTCAACTTGAAGAGGAAAAGGTTAAGAATCGATTCCCTCATGTATCTATTGCTAAAAAATCACGGTAATATTATAATATTGGTGTCCGGTATAATGAGTTGTACCGAAGAAATAGCGGTGAACCCACGGGCACCAATTTTAATAACGAAAGGATATTCACTATGGACAATGCATTAGAAATTATTACGAAGAACTTCGAAGATATTATTCCATCTTATAAAGGACACTGTACTAGAGTTATTGCTAGTAAAGATAATAAGACTTGGTATTTCGATATCTATCAAGATATGGTATTAGTATTCGATGGTATTAATGAACAAATCGAATTAAATACCGAAGATGAATTAAAAAATTATATTGCAGATTGCTAATATGAATACATATTTAACAGCATTATCGATCGCTGTCTTTTTAACAGAATTAATCAATCGATTATTCTTTCATTTTGAAACCATCTATACAATTCTATATTGCTTTATCATAGTAACGTTATTTTATATAACGTTGTTAGTATATTTCAAATACAGGAAATAAAATGGAATCACATATTATTCCTGGCGAAATCCTAATTTTTTCTAAAAGGGCTGTTGTATTTGTAGAATATGTCGATGCCGAAAGGATCAAAGTTCAAGATATCAACAATAAACAAGAGAAAATAGTATTAGCCAAGGATTGCAAAAAGCAGGCTTAAAATCTTTAAGCTGCTTATTGGAGGTGAGCTGTCCCCCTATCGGGGGCCACTCACCTCTTTTTTTCTTTTTACTTTTCTGTTATAATTTATATATATAGTTATATTCTTGTATTTCTTTCTCGAGGATTAGTAAATGAAAAAATATGTGATTTATCTCCCAAACGAAATTATTAATTTTTGTGAAGACCCTGGCGATAATATTGTATATTCAGTACTTGATCTAAATAAATCTGAACAAGAAATTGTGGATCAATTTTGTTCTGATTTAACATATGATCATTATAAAGCATATGCATTACTAGCTAAACATGGAATTATTTCTAAAGAATTCGCATGTTTGAAATTAGCAAATGTTGTTGGCGAGCTTAACAAAGATTTAAATGAGTTGATGGGTGAATAGTATGAGAAAATTTGAAGTAGTATCACGTTGTAAAGATATCGAAGTAAGACTTCCTAAACGTAAGACTAAAAAATCTGCAGGGTATGATTTTTTTGCTATCGAAGACGTCGATTTGTATCCTAATAAA